TTGATGGCGACATAGACCACAGATGGTCAAGATGTCATTTTCATCCAGAAGGTTCTATGTTTTTTCAGGAAACTGTCAACGGATCAACAGCTTTAGTACAGTTACCAGCAGATATAGCTCTTAACGCTTCACCCTCTGGTGTCAATGGTAGCCCGCTTTACAGTATTCATAAATTGGCTGATATGTATGAGGCTGGGGTTCCAGCTAGAGATACAAACATATACAAGGGTGCAAACGAATACCTTAGAAAGGTAGAAGCCGTACAGGGTGAGACACCTAAATATTCTGAAAATGATAGTGCCTTTGATTTTAAACCTATTGGCGGAACATTAATGTTTAGACCATTAAAGATCGAGGCTTATCAGCAATTTGGAAGCAAAAAGGCAAATCCACCTCAAGATCCAGACAATACTAGTAGCCCTCAAAATCTTACTACAACGACCAAAGAAGTGAGAACGGGGATGGAATCTGAAATTCACAGAACCCAATTTGACTTCAGTAGACCAGTTACTAGATGTTTTGAAACCAGAGAGTTTCAAGATAAATTTAATTATAAAAATCAGTTATTTGACATTCAAAACGGACTTAAGTATGGATCAGATATAGATGATATATACAAATATAGCTATAATGGTTTGAGCAAGCAGTGTTATTGGGCTACAGAGAAGAATATTATCGGTTCGTTTCTGGGTCAAACTGGTGACGGTGCGTTTCAGTGGGCACCGCCATCCATGCGGCTTGGTCCTAATGCGTTTGGTGTAATTAGTACATTCACAACAGTTAGAGCAACAAAGTCTATTACAATTACCACTGACAACAAGTATGGCATGGGAAATGATGTATCAGCAGAATTTAAATTTGGCGGGGGTGTTTCCTTTGACATTACACATACTTGGGGAGCGGCTGGTCCTCTGCCAGACTACCAAAAAATAGGCTATGCTTTGCTTGCCGCTAGAATATTCCATGAACATCCAAGAAATCAAACTGTATATGATCCAAGAGTATTTGCAGTCCACCATTACAATCCAGATATAGATTATGCCTATGACATGTATTTAGACAGAACAAGTAATACTACAAACTTTAACAACAACAGTGCTTTTAGCTGGAATAGAATAATTGCTTACGATGATACCGGTTCTTCAGTAACACTATCGAATCGAAATGGTTTGAAGAAAGAGCTATCTGGTCAAAATGCAGCAGGAGAACCGATTGTTTGGAATTATTTCGCACCTGTACCAAGTAGCACAGTGGACTTTAAAAGACCGGCTAGATGGTTGTTGCATGAAGATACCTCGTATGCAGGAGCAGAAGTACATGCAAACGACGGTTATTATGTTACACAATACTTGGAATCTGGCTCTCTTATGTTCTCTAATGCTACTATAGACCTGACAAATCCAACACCATCGTTTTTCGATCCACCCTTGGCAGATGAGCAATTTTGGCCTATTGTCACCTCGCGGGTTGGTAAACTATTACCATATAGATATTTTTCTTACGAACAAGGTGTCCCATCAGTTGCAGATAATTGGCATGAATCGGAAATCAACATATTACTAGATGGACTGGATCACCAAATGTTTCCAAAGACACAGGCCCCATTTAATGAAAACCCTTCATTTATCACTGATTTGACTAGTAATCAAATCAAATCAATCATTTACAATGGTAATGGATTTGGTACGGGATTTAGTGTGGGAGATAAGGTTGGAATAGAAAGTAAAAACGTGGTATTACGTGTCACTGAGGTTGCTGATATTGCTGGTGTAGGTGAGGGTGTCCCAGTAAAACTCAAATATGAGGGTATTGGGGTCAACGTTACAAACACAATTTCTAGCGGCACTATTTTGAGTAGTGGATTTAAAGGACCAATTAGATTAGACATTATAGAGTCTACAAATGGGAAAGATTTGGATCTTTCTTTCTTAGCTCCACAAATTCAATCCTATGTAGTTACTGACCCTAAACCTCGTCAAGTAATTGACGCACAAAACCAAACGGAATTTATAGTTTCATCATCAAAAACAGCACCACAATTTACACAGGGGACTTACAACGATCAAGACACCGGAGCGGCTGATGCCTTTGTTGTAGAACAGAACGAGACTGAGATTGTGTTAGATCCTAATTTCTTATCAGAAAATAATGCATATGACGTTTTTTACCGTTTCCACAACGATACATCTATGACTTGGCTTGCTGGTGATTACGATGCAAAGTTTCACGGTGCTGGTCCTGCCGGAGGTTCTGCGTCTATGAAACTTACGGAGCAATTTATTTCCGCCTCTATTTCAACATCTTAACCATTTTTGTGTATAATAATACGGATATCTTTTAATAGGAGATCAAAATAATGCCTACAATTACATTTCATGCGAATAATAACGATTGGCTTGTATCCGATCATTCGACTTCGCCAGATACTATCAACCACACTGCCGGGTCCGGTCTTGGCTTTTTTGGTGGTGGATTTGGTATCTCTGTGCCAGTTGGTGAATATCAAACCTCGACATACGTAACAAACGCCGCAGGAACCGCCTCTGGTGTTAGATGCTCAAATATTAAGTACGTAGAAACTGCCGATGAGAATACTTGTCTTATCCAATCCTCTACGACTCCAATTGGAGTTTCTGGAATTCCAAACTTTCAAGCACCATTGAATATTAGATTCGAGCATGATGATGCTGCTGGTGTAAGGGTTCAGAACTGCAAATTAAGAATCTTCGACAGGAACGACATCAATACACATGCGGTTGGTGTTACTACTCAAGTCTATGAGATTAGGCATCCTAATCCCACAGAAGGAGTCGATTACGACTCTGATATTGGCCCATTAAAATTTAGGGGCGAAGATGACGTTCATCAATGGAGTGAGTATACAGATGGAACTGCTATGGCAGACTTGGTAATGACTCCCGGTCCGGGGCCAAGTGGATTGAATACTAGCGGTGACGAAACAAGAATTGCAGAAGATAGTCCGGGTTCAAATGTTTCCACAGCGGGCGGATATACTAATTATATTGCAAGATCTGGCAACTCTTGTCGTGCAACACGTCACGACTGGTACGTAGCCTTGAGTGCTTCCCCCGATAGTATTGGAAGCAAAACTGATTTTGGACTTTACTTTACACTAGAATACCTATAACGAATATTTTAAATAGGAGATTTTGACATGTCTTTTACACACGTTATTGCTCAAACTACAAATTACACAGCCGGTGGTTCAACTAAATCTATTACAGAGAACTATTCAAAGACTGGTAATTTAGAGATTAATATCTCTGCTGAAGTAGTAGGACACGGCACTATCACATCAGCAAAAACGATTCCCGGCTTTAATCTTGAGACTGCTGCTGACGCACAATCTGTATTGTTTCTGTGGGAGCAGACTGCCGCTCAAATTACAGGTGCAAGTGCCGCTTCTGGCTATCTCATGGATGATGGCGGAACAAATGTTATTGTTAACTTGACCCGTGGCGAACCGTTTGTTTGGCAAGCTGGTAACACCGATAAGTGGGGAGCGAATAAGTTGCAAGATGCAATGACTGACTTGCAGTGGTATGCACACCAAGGTCAGACTGTAAGTGCTACCGGTACTCTTACTGCCAGAGTTTTGATTGAATCTACACCTACCTAATAATTTTAGTGTAGAAATAGAAAAAAGGGGTGGTTTTTGCCACCCCTTTTCTTTTATCCTCCTTTATTCGTTCTTTTCAGTCTTGGGATTCCACTTTACCCAACCACGGTCAGGTAGCCAGTTGTCGCCATCTTTACGTTTTGGAAACAAACCACCCCCTTTCTTATGAGAACCAAAGGACAACCTTGCTCCACAATCTTGACAACGAAGTTCATAGTACATGTTATCATCTACATTACGAACAACGAATTTAATATTGTCAGAGCCACATTTTCCACATGAGGCTTCTTCAAAAACCTCTTGAAATCTTGAGATCTGCTCGAAAATCTCTCTTTGACCATCGCCTTCCAATTCAACTGAAATGCGACCATTTTTTGAAGTATAATTTACTTTCATTAATCCCTCCAATCGGATGAGTAAGAGTTGATAGAGTCTGGAATGAGACCCTTGTCAGCTTGGAAATCATTAAGTTTTTGGATCGCAGCACTCGCTTGACCCTTATCTACTTTTCTCTTTACATTTACGTCGAATACCACCTTAAAGAATTCCGCGACGTTAAGGTTCAACTGCTTACACTTGACATCAATGAAGTTGGCTTGTGGGTCAGTCATTCTCTGCGAATCATTATACTCGCCTTCTGTCGCTTCCATCGCCTTAGTTTGGCTAATACTACGTACAATACTTGCGGTATTCTTCTTGGTCATCTCTTCTGCGGCCACAGTCTTGAGTCTAAGAGCCTTTCTTAAAGCCCTACCCTCTGCTCTGGTTGCTGCTGTAGCAGTGTTAAAGACGCAAAATGTGTCGTCTGTGTTACCTTCCCAGCAGTCTGCAACGTCACTGAAAATACTACCATCTTCAAATACCACTTCCCAAATAACAGTAGCTCTACCAATAGTGTCCCCCGCTGTAGGGGGGAAAACCTGAGTAGGTCTACTGATAACGATCCTTCCTAGCAGAAGTTCTGCTACTCTCCTGAGACCAGCACACAATGGTCTACCATCGTACAACTCGTTTTCAGCAAATAAACCAAGAACATAGTCGTTCCATTCTGGAGATGTGGGGTCTGGACCATCTGCCACAATCTCATCTTTTACGCTAGTGTCAACACTTACTGGAGTCTCAAGAGCAACGCCCTCAAACATATCATCACTCATTATTCAACCTCTATAAAACGCTTTGCCTTTGGCGGGAACTTCTTTGAAATCTTAATTACTTCGTCTACTACGGACGATAACATTTCTTCACGTTTCGCCAAACTTTCCTGTCCCAGTGACTTCAAACGGATCACTGCGTATCCTTTAGATAGGAGAGAACCTGACTTCCTCAAGTCAGCATTTACCTGTTTCTGGAGTTTGTCCTCTCCCCAGATTGGTAAAAAATGACTAGGCCCATCTACCTCTATTATAGTCTTCAATTCAGGAATATACAAGTCAATTTCTAGATTTTCAGCAGGAATTATCAAAACATGCATACGAACAAAAAACCCAGCCTCTTCCAGCCTATCTTTTACCCATTTTTCCATCTTCGACCCTTCTTTCGCTGCGGCACGAATAGCAGCGATTCCCTTAGATCTCATAACTTCTCTTTGTTCTGACGACATATTTTTCCAATTATTTTTTGCTTGCCTAACTCTTCTTGCTTTTTCTTTATCACTCATTTCTTCCCAATAACTTACCAACCCTTTACTGATAGCTATTTTTTGCTGCTCAGTTCTTTTTTTACCCGCAGTTGGATGTAGGCTACGACCAGAGTTTAGTGCAGCTTTTTGTGCCGCACTTTTATCCTTCAATTCATAACCGTGTTTGATTAGCGTTCGTCTAATCTTGTTAGGATATGTCTCCAACTGTTTAGCTATCTCATAAGTACTCTTGTTCTTTTCGTTGTAGAGTTCGATGACTTGTTTATCAAAATCATTCATTGGAATACCTCTTTTAGCTTACTTAAATTAAAACCTTCTATATTTACAGGCTTAACACCCGTAATTCTGTAAAAAATATTTGCATCTGTTTCATTGTTCACAAATACCTTAACGCTTTGAGAGATCCAGAATAAATCAAATAAGGATTCTTCTCTTTTTTGACTAGAGTCAAACATATAACATATCTTTTGGTCGTTAACCACATTTCTTGCTTTAGCAAATGAGCTTGGAGAAGTACAAACAAGGTCTCCACTAAAACTCCAAATATCCGCAGCATCAAACATCCCAAACTTTACCTGCACAGGATTAAAGTTTGTGTTCTCAAAAAACACTGCCGCATCTTCTAGCTCATCAATATTCTCATTTAGAAAATTGTATATTTCTGTGTTTAGAGGTGTTCCACCATTTGTGTCAACATAAAATGCTAGTTTCATTTTTGATTCTCCTTTAAAAACCATTCGATGGTATGTTTAAGTCCAGTTTGTAAATCCGTTGAAGCTCGAAAGTTTAACTTCTCAGTAGCCTGATGAGTGTTCAGGCAACGGCGGGGCTGACCATCCGGCTTGTCGGATTGCCATTTAATAACGCCTTCGTAAGCCATTTGTTCAGCAATTTCAAAAGCTAGATCCATAATAGTAATCTCTTTTCCGGTCCCAATATTGATTGGTTCAGGTCCGACATTGGCATGAATAGCACAATGAATTGCTTGGGCACAATCATCAGCATATAAAAACTCTCTTGATGCTCTACCCGTACCCCAAACCTCTACTTCTTTCTGATTATTCTTGATGGCATTATAAAACTTTAAAATAAGGGCAGGTATTACATGGCTACTAGTAAGATTAAAATGATCGTATGGACCATACATATTAACAGGAATAATATTTACAATATTCATCCCATATTGTTCATGGTAAGTCTCGCCCATCTTCATCAAAGTTTTCTTAGCGATGCCATAAGGTGCGTTGGTTTCTTCTGGATAACCTTCCCAGAGGTGGCTTTCCAAAAATGGGGTAGGTGTATATTTTGGATATGCACAAACTGTGCCCAACATAATAAACTTTATATCTTTCTGTGTTTTATCTCGGTATTGACGGGTGCGTTCAATCATGTTCATACCCATAGAAAGGTTATCGTACATGAATTTACCGGGATTTTCTTTATTTGCCTGAATACCACCAACGCTGCCAGCAGCATGAACAATAACGTCAGGGCTATAATTTTCTATTACTTTCTTGCAGGCATAACTATCTCTAAGGTCATATACCTTGCTACTTAGAGATGTAAGGCTATACTGTTTATCTTGAAAGTTTTGCCTAATATTCTTTCCCAGAAATCCTGATCCGCCAGTTAGTAATACCTTCATTTGATTCTCCCATACATAACGTTATCTTCTACATCGTTTTCTCTTATTCTTGCAATTTCTTGAAATCCGTTATCAATCATAAAACGTTGAATTTCTGATGCGGGCGGTGCTCCCACATAAAAAGAATGGATATCTTGTGGTAAAAATGCAGGCCACTTCTCTGATGTAGGTTCTTCCATAATGACAAACTTAATCTTATCAATAAATTCTCCAGCACCCTTTAATATGTTTAGTTCAAAACCTTGAACATCCATACATAATAGGTCGATATGCTGAATACCTTCATTTCTCATAAAATCATCAAGCCTAAGAGTTTTAATAACACCAGTCTGCTCTTGAAAACTTTCAAAATCTATTCGCTTCAAAAAAGAAGATGAGCCCTCGTGTCCGGTTGGGGTAGAAAAGAATGGAAGTTCATCATTTTTGTCACCAAGTCCGAAATCGTAGAACTTTACATTGCTCAAAGACTCAAGTTCATTTCTACAATCTTCTCTTGTGTTAGGGTTTGGTTCAAAAGAATATATATCGGCCTGCCTATAAAATTCACTCAAATCTCTAGACTCCGCACCCCACCTAGCACCAGCTTCTACGATTGTGGATACGTTATTTCTGTCTAAAAATTTTGTAAATAATGGGTGAGTATAAATCACTTGTTTTCTCCTATAAAATCAATGACTGTACCATACCATTCTTTTGTGAACGGTCTTGGTCCATGAATTTCAAAATAATCCCGTAAATTTTCACCCTCTATGGTGTCCCATTTTTCTTTATCTATTCTTCCGTAGACAGTATAGCCTCCATCTTCATGCTGTTTAAAATCTCCAGCTTGTTCTCTTCGTATCCTACTGACTCTATTAGTTTTTCCCACCCATTTATCTAGAAGACACTTAATTAAAGATTCGTCACAAAAATACCCATTAGCCATAGGTCTTGCTCGATGGTCTAACATAGAAATATTCCATTCAAACGCAAGTTGTTCCAGACTCTTGTTGTGAGGATTAATAATTTCTTTAAATGTATTACCTTTTGCAGCGGTCCCATGCATGGGCCATTTTCCAACATCTGGATATACTTGAAACGCTGGGTGTTCATAACCGAATTGAGCTAGATGATCCTCTGGAACTTTATTGTAGGCCAAAAGTGGTGCATCACTTAGAGGAATCATATCAATGTCTGCAATCATACAGTTTTCATCGCCATATGTACTAGCATTATACATTCTAATAAATTGAGATTGTTTGTTGCTTTCTACAGACGGTAGATTATCCCAATTGATAACCTCTGCTGTGTCGCCTACGTCAACCGTATGGTTCCCAACAATATTTAGTGTGACCGCATACCCCAACTTGTGCCATATCCAACACGTAGACTGTGCAAATGAAACGTAGTCTGGGTTCTCATTTATAGACGTAACAATTCTATCAATTTTCATTTGTTACCCCCTCGAATAATTCATGACATTTGTATATGAGTTGTGGATTTATAGTATGACAGAAATAATGATGATAGCATTTTTTGTCCCATTTTTCTACTAACTGTTGCTCTGTTTGAATCATAACTCTTTTTGCACCGTCAGTTCGCTTGTAACCAGATTCTTTTAAGAATTTCCCCATACTAACATCGTCCATCATATCCCAACCATCGTACTGTAACTTAGATTGGTTTTCTACGATATGCTCTACAACATCTTTACTGTATAATGTACAAGACCCTGAACAAAACTCTACCCCCTTATAATCTCCAAACATTCCAGAATAGTAATTCTTATCTGGTTGATCTTTTAAAAAATCATACAGCAGTTCTGTACAGATATAGCTACCGCAATTTGGCCTAAAGACGTAATCTAAATCTGGATATTTCAATAGGGCACATTCCATACCTTTAACTGTTTTAATTAAAAGGTTTGCCCTATGCTCTTCAGTGTTTATCAATAGGTCATTTTCTTGAGTTAACATCCACTCATTATTATTTAGTTTTTCTGTGAGGTATGGATTAAACGTTTTTCCCCAAGTGGAGATGACCTCTACATTAGGATGTCTCTTTTTTATCCACGTCTCTTTACAGGCGGTGACCATATCCAGATATGACCGGCCATTTTCCTGATTATTCGACGCAAGCATCAAACCAATTATTTTCACAGGTATTGTTCTCCAAATGTTACAAGTGTTGGATTATAATTATTTAGAATAAATTGTCTATAGCCTTTGATTTCAGCTATTTCGTCGTATACAGACGCATCGAACTTTAAATCACCAGCAATTTCTTCGGGGGTATTTTGCTCACAAAAATCCAACCCATTAACCACCACATCGTACATTGCGTTTAAATAATTAGGATCTTTTTTCCAAGTTACCCACTCATAGTGCTTATACCAAAGCTGTTTCAAAGCGTAGTATTTTTTATTTATAGACTGTAAATGGATAACTCCAACGTCTTTCCTTTTGGTTTGTGGTAAAAACACAGGTGGTGTTCTCGGTGTATGATACGTCACATGTCCGGGGTTAAACATTCCAGCTTTTGCGGTAGGAACAAAGAACGTTCTGTAGTTTTCTAAATAACTCGGATCTTGCCGCATTTTATTTACAGATCCCACGACATTATACCAATACAATTGACACTCAGATTCGCAGTTTGTAAGCTCCGACCAATGATTTACAAGATTAGCACTAAGAAGTTCATCCACATCTATAGCAAGTACATAGTCTGCACCATTTTGCCTAGAATACTCGAACATTGTTCCTCTATTTCTAGCTTCGCTAAAGTTTGGATCTTTGTTGTCAAAGACCATAGCGGTTGGAAACAAACTGTTTATAACTTCTAGAGTGGCATCTGTAGAATTATCGTTGTAGAAAACCCACTGGTCAATAGGGTAATCCTTCCAGTACTCATAGACAAGCGGTAGAATCAGAGCCTCGTTTTGTATCATTACATTAGCGAATACCCGCATTTATTTTCTCCACTTCAAAATATTTCTGGAAGTTACCATCGGCATCTAGTATTTTGTCGGCTCCATCATACGCTTGCCCAACGAAAAAATCTGGATGTCTTTGTGCGATGGGTATTGGGTTATGACCGTAAAAGGTATCATGTACAAAAGATTCTTTTACAACCTTGGGGAAAACTACATCTTTAAGAAAGTCTTGATCTACACCGAATTTGTCTACTTCGTATCTTTCAATCTGATCGGTTATTCCTTTTAAGATTCCATTTCTTGCACCCCACATACCAGCCATAATTGGTACAGCGTGATAAGGATGATCTCTTATGATATGAAAATCTTTGTCACTTGCAAGCCATTCATCGACAGCAAATTTTTCCCTGTAAGAAATTCTACTATCGGCATCTCTAACGATAACCGTGTTTGGCCCATCGGCTTGATAGAATCTCCACATACTTGCTTTCCAATTCTGAGTAGTCATCAAGCGAATCTGAACATCTAAGTTTTCTAAAACTTGCAATATGTCTTGGTTTACATCTTGATGTGCGTAAAGAGTTACAGTCCAGTCTGGGTAGACTTCTTTAGCCAGTTCTGCATTTCTTACCATACCCTGTGTGTATCTTGGGTCATTACCCCACAAACTAAAAGATATAACTTTAGTCATTTGTAATCCTTTGTTTTGGAAATCCAAGACTTTTTCTTCTATTAAACACCTCTTGATCTCGACCTGAAAAGTGTAGTGTTTTTTGAACAGCCATATCTGTTTCGTTATGATTTTCAGAGCCTTCAATGCTCCAATGTTCGTGACTAATAATAACCTTATTGATATATTTCTCTTTACCCATAGCTCTTACCTCCTGCGTGAACTCATCATCGCAATAAAGGCTTTTATAGTCCGGGTGATAGATATAACCAAAGTGGTTATACAGTTCTTTGCCAAGAATAGAAAAAGTAATAAGTTTTCCATCTGTATTTCCATCATTAAAATGAACACACCCATCTAGATTTGGAAAGTGTTCTTGCATAGCAATAACAATCTCATTGTCCCAACCCCAAGCCTTTGGAACCATGTCGTCACTGGCACAAACTACAATGTCAAACTCTTGCTCTTCAACGTGGTCGTTGATTGCACTAATCTTGGTAGTATTCTGATCATAATTAATCACACCATCTACATTGGGTATCTTACCCAGTATGAATTTGATTCTTTCTTGAATGTACGCATTTGTCATAGTTAAATCAGCCGCATCACAATTGATGTTAAAAAATACTGTATTATGATTACTGACTGTTTCGACGTACTTATTTAAAACCCGAAGAAACTTTTCGGGTCTTGCATAAGTCGGGAATTGAATCAACAATTTCATTAGAGATCCTTCATTAGTTCGCCTAGTTGAGATTTAATAGTTTCTAACGATTGCATAGCCCGTTTTTCTCCTAACATTTTCATCAACCTAGCGGCTCTATGGAACGGGGTGTGCTTTAATTTGACTTGAGACTTCATCTCTTTCTGTACATCTTCAACATCTGAAACATCATCAAATATCTTAGACATGGTTTTGTTAAATTTTTCTTGCTCAGTAGATGTTACCCTAAGATTATCAGAGAACAAGCACAAGTCAAAGAATAGCTGTGATGTACACAGATTAGAATCTCCAACCAAGTGAATTTGCTCATACAATTTCATAATTCTCTTTAACGATCTAACATCTGCTCTAAGATCAAAGTCTGCATAGTCCTTATCTTCGCCCATATATAGTATATGGTAAACGCTATTTTTACCAGCAATTTCCTGTAATGTATCGGAATTTTTATCAGAAATTAAACCAACGCTGAGTTTTTTCAGGTTGGGAAGATTAAAGTCATTGGACGGTTGTTGGAAAATATCTGCTGCTGGGTAAATGGTTTCAACACCGCTTGGCCCATTAAAACTATTAGTGAACAACAAATAATTTTCAGGAAGTACGGATTTAATTGAATCTAGTTGTGTTTCCGAGGCATCTGTAACATTAACAACCAACCTTATATTTTTTGATGATTGATTCAAATAAGTTAGAATGTCATTAGTGATAAACCTATAGTGTGTGATAAACACATCTGGCTTTGCCCTGTCAAATACATCAAAAGCACTGGCGTTTGGATCAGACCAAATTGCAACATCAATATTCGCATATTGAAGTGCTTGATAAAGATATATAGGTTCCGAAGATTTGTGGTCAGCGTAATTGTGAATTAATAATTTCATTTCTTTTTGATCCTTTTCAGTGTTTTAATATTGTCTATTTTAATTATAGAGTTATTTGCATTTTCTTCTAGGTGTAAACTTTTTCTACCCCTCCAATTATTTATTGCTTCAAACAAGAATTTGTTTTTTAGTTCCGGTTTAGAAACCATATTGTAAAAGGATTTCACAAGTGGTGTTCCAGTTATATACAATAGCTCAGTCCAAACTCTGTCCCTAACTGCGAGTGAAAGATTTTCTAATCTATTGGCTTCATTTTTGACTATACCTACTTCAAAATTTTCTTTCTTGTCAGATAGCTGATACATTATTGAAGATCTTCTAGTATTTAAAGACCTTAGATAGTCCGTTGTTAGTAATACACCGCCACCGCATACGACTATCTTATCGTTCATAGTGTTATTCATGCAAAGCCTTAAACCTTCGCAGCAGTTTGAATGGTAATATACTTGATTTTCTACAATTCTGATTGGCAAACTTGGTGGAAAATTGTTTTGTATAAAATGGTATACTTTATTTGTTTCAAATCCAGAGCAAAGAATAATCTCAAAATTTATAAATGTTGACGAGATTGCTTGAATTTGATGCTCTAAAAGTGTTTTACCATGTATATCTATCAAAGAAAGCGGTCCATAAGATTTCATTCTGTACCCATAGTTTTCCGCAAGCAATATAAATGTTACTTTTTCTTCTCTTTTCCCATTGCTATCGTTAGATTTGGGGCTGACTACGAAGGTTGAGTTATTCCGCTTTCCCACTGTCGCCCTCCTGAGCTATTTTATAAATAGCCTCTACTGTTTTTTCGTAATCATAAAAATCTAAGTATAAAGAGTTGACAGCTTGTTTTAGAACTACGTAGAACCCATCGAATTTTTCTATAACAATAGGTATCAGTTGGTCATTAGTTCTTTCATCAATATCTTGTAAAAATCCATTTTGAAATTTTGGATTCTTCCAAGTTTTAAGGTTTACAAAATAGGTAGCGTTTGTAATTTGAGAAAAATCTTCGTACTCCTTTAAATCTTGTACATCGTGTTCGTGAAAGACTGCTCTTGAGTGCCTAAAGGTTTTCCGCATTTTATCGACCAAGGTGCATACGTTGTTAACTCCACGCTTTCTATTTGTAGAGATAATGATTTTTATATGTGCTGGATCATAGTCAATCTGCAAAACCCTGTCTACTAACTCTAAAAGTTCTTCCCAAGTGTTTGCATCCAAACTATCTTCGATAACAACCCCAAAATTTTGCTTTACTTGCTTTCTTGCTTTCTCTGGGGTTACGCCATCCTCATCTCTGTACATATTGCAAAATCGCTTTAGTTCATAGAATTTTCTACCTAAAGAAAGTGTAGCTTCACCTCTTTCAATATACTTTTCAATTCTACCCGCCTTGCACCCAATTTGGTTTCCAGCCCAAGGACCACCACTGGACGGAGGGTTGTTGTCCATAATGTTGAATACGCAACCATCACAATCCATTAGGATCTCCTAGCTTTTACTTCGTAATGAATACCGTCTATATTTACAGATTCAATATTTAAACCCAAAGACGAAAAGACCTGAATAATTGAATCTGGAGTTGTCATAGAACGACAGATACCAATAATATTTGATGCTTCTAACAGTGGCACAAGTCCGTTAGAAACATTTTTACTAAAAGCTCTAATGTCTGTACCCCCTAAAACAATACTAGCACCAATCCTCATTTTAGAAACTAACGCTTCAATACCTTTAGCCAAGTCCACTGCTGGGAACATGTCGCAGATATCTGGACAAAAAACACTTTCACAAGAATTGGCTATAACATGCGAAAGATCTAGAGTGTCTGTCAATACAACTGTCTCATAACCGCTAATTGGTTCTTGGTTTGGTTTAATAACCTGTAATTTCATTTTACTACTCCATAAAATATTTTGTTCCATTCATTAATAAATCGTTCTTCTGAAAACTTTTCTTTAATAGTTTGTCTTGCATTATTACCAATGTGTATTGCAAGTTCGGGATCGGCAAGTAGTTTCTCGATGTACCCCCTTAGTTCTGTCTCATCGTTCGACATAAAGCCATTCTCGCCGTGTTTAATAAAATTAGGAATCTCACACGTTTCTGTTGTTACGACCGCACAGCCGCAAGCCATAGCCTCTAGCATGGACGTAGGAACAGGACTGAGCGTGCTTGGATTAATATATACCAAAGACTGTTGATACGCTTTTACTAGCTCGTCTACAGATTCTGCTGCTTTAGATAACCCCTCTGTTTCTCCAACAACAACCCTATTCAACCCCTGAGTAATCCGATCCCACCCTTTAAAGTTCAGAGCATAATCCCGATTGATGAAGTCGTGAGCAACAGTCAGAACCTGTGCTTTTGACTCGCCACTCGCTGGTTTAAACACATTTGTATCAACAGAATGATAAATTACATCACCCGGAATACCCCACTTACCTTTAGAGTATTCTGTGATAAAAACATTTTTCTCACCTACCATTGACCTGAACTGATCCGTATGGTTTTGAGGCCAGTTTTTGTGCGGAAGAGTATGTTCTAAAACCACTACTGGTAGTTGCAGTTTTGAGTTTATATTAGATGCCGTTTGAAACTGACCAAATTTGCTTTGGACTAGAATTAAATCAAAAACAATTCCGGGGTAAACAGAGTTTTTCGGTAGCTGATAGTGATTTTCTGGCATCGGTGCGTGTTCAGAAAACCATTCTTTGCCTTGATCAAAATTAAAACAATAAAAGTCGTGCCCAGTTTTAGATAGCTGAGTTTGATATCTCTCATGAGTATTAAAAGTCAAGATATTTAGTTTTTCTTTACGCCCCGTGTTTGTAGAATCTAGTATATTTAAAGTTTTAAACACTTAAAGCCTCCTTCATTTTTTCTCCTGTTTTTTCTAGAGATAGTTCTGCAACAGCATTGATTCCATTTTTTCTATTTTCTATAGAAGTCATTGGATCTTGTTTCCATTTTTCATAGGTGTCTCTCATTTTTTGTCTCAAATCTCTTTCGCACACAGAAATTGAAAAGTCTAGAGAGTTATTCATATCTCTAAACAACGATGATTCTGACCGTGATTTTGAAACATAAATACTATTAATTTTTTGCACAGAATCAAAAATGTCAACAATTGGATTTAAGGATGCTACCAAAGGTGTATTTCCAAATGCCACAGCTTCAATGTCATGACTAGTGATAGATGGATTATTGTTAGAAATGTAACAGTCTGCATAGTCGTGTAACTGAAATTTACTTAACGGTGATGCCCAACTGGTGGAGATAAAGTCTCTCTTGTACATTCTAGGATCTGGTTGTAAACCTAGTCCTGTTTTTATATCTGTGATCTTAGACTCTAGAGTATTGTGAAGTTCTTGGTCTTGTTGAAATGAGTCTACTTGTAAAATCAGGTTGACTGGCTCAAATGTGCTAAATTCACTATGGAAAGCCTTGATAACACTAGGTAGCGAGTTTGTATTTACTATATTATAAAATTTAAATGTAGCGTCTAGTGCTGGGACGGACATGCCAGAATAATTGTTGCTAAACTTTTCATGACTAACAGCGTGAGGCATTTTGACCCCTACCGATCCAGTCGGTGTCCACACCTCATCCATCAGTTCAAGTTTTTCTACCCAAGTAGAGTGTTGAATATCGACATGTTCATTACAAAAATATCCGACATTCTTTTTAAATTTATTAGTTCCAATCATATGATGGGGGAATACGTGTTGAATACAGTACTCCACACCTTCTAGGTCTTTGTTTTCTAGATGTTTAATTTCATTAGGTGTTTCACCCTTGCTGAATTCTATGCACCTTGCGACAACATCGCACCCAGCCTTTTCTAGAGCAAGCATATTATTTATAGCCGATTCCGACCAATCACTATGCTCTCTGTAATATCCAATATAAAGAACCTTCATTAGCTTTTCCTCCTAATTGCCCAATCTGGAAACGGCATGTCACTACTGACCAACGCACACAATTCTAATTGAGGGTTGACCTCTAGAAATTCATCTAGTGCTTGTTTAATACCGTAACCAAGTTGGTTTGTGTACTCGACACCTTGTTGCACAAACTTTGTTTCTTGACTAATATAATCGTGACCACCCAAAATACCATCTGGCTGGACTTTTTTGATGTAACCCTCAATATCTTTCTTGACAGACTCGTACAAATGACACCCGTCTAAATAGATAAAGTCAAAGTAGGCTGTATCAAAGGTATCGACTAGTTCATGTGAGTAACCTCTATGAACGTAGATTTGTCCCGCAGAGATCTGTGCCTCATATTTTCTTTCTATATTGATTTGCATTGTCACATTACTGTGTGCAGTAGGGGTTCCTGTCATATGCCCCTCCTGATACACCAACCCGTTGCCGGGATTCCACTCCCAAGGGTCTAGCAAATGCAATTCTGAGGGTTGTAGAACCTTCAAAATCTTTTCCGAAAAATGACCATATTCAACACCAATTTCTAGAACCTTTGGGTTTTGTGGTAACAGTGTTTTTACATAGTCTAGATAATCATCTCTAGTGTCTAAAACCTTCATTTTATTCCTTATAAATTGTAATGTTCAATAAAATCCATGCCAGCTACGTTAAAGTCGCCATGAAATCCAAACGACTCGTATGTAAATAGTAACGATCTGGAAAACATGCCATATGGCGTTGGATGTTCTTTTGAGAATTTAGCCGCTAAACTAGGTGGTGCAAATTTGATTCCTGCTGAAGTCATTGTGTCATAATTGAAAACACAAATATTGAGGTCTTCGTTCTTATGTTCCCAACCTAGCTTTGCCGATTCTTCTACAAACTTACGTGTTCTCAAAGAGAACCCTCCGTTGCCAACAACGTTCGGTATCTCTTGTATGCGTCCAGCAACCATATCGCTTGCTTGAATAATGTTCATGGGCCAAGGGGCACCGATGTAGTCGTAATCCAAAAAACGATTGTCCCACTTGGTACTATCTATTATAGTCGAGTCATGCTGAACATTCAAACAGAAATCATCCAAAATGTATTTATTTGTTTGTTGAACGAATGATTCACAGAAACCGCTTCGATTCTTATCATCATTCTGTAAATTGCTATTGAGATCGACACTCATATCACAGACTTCGATATTGTGTTTGTCAATAGCTTGACCGAATAACGACAAATCAGTTTTATCACTATCAGTAATTAGAACGCTACGCTTAAAATCTACCTGATCCATTGCGATTAGCATGGCTCTAAGAGACTTCTCTACATGCTCTGTACCCCAACAGAAAGTAAAAATTGCTACATCAGGCAGTTGTAATTTAGTCATTTCTTTTTAGCACTCCCAATCCATTATTGTTTGTATGCCATTGATGAACAGACCAGTTCTTGTTTTCTTCTAGGAACTCATCTACAGCTTTTTGCAGACCTTCATACTGACGAGTTTGATCACCGTAAAAGTTTTCGCCAACATATTTAAATAACACTACATCGTGTAGTACAATATATTTATTTACTGCGTGAGCGTGCTTGTCCAATTCTGCTTTTAATTGATCGTAACAGTGCCAAGTGTCGATAAAAAGCAGGTCTGTATCTGTAATCTCTAAATCTAGGCTACTACCCTTAATAAAATTAACATCTTTGTCGGGTGCAGACTGGATGACTTCTTCTAGCTTACAAGGTGTTGGGCTTGGATTTTCTGGACTATCATGCCAAACATCTGGCTCTTTTAAGTCGCACATTGTAATTCTTGTTGCGGAAGATTTTAAAAACGCCCATGTACTTACCACCCACCTTGTTCCTAGCTCTACAATTGTATCACAATCATTTGCAAGTTCTAGCAAAACCGGAAGGTGCTCATTGATGTCGCTTGCTCTCTCAAGCTCCATGTTGTAGTATTGATCTACACTCATAAATTTAACCTCAGTCTAATTATGTCGTCGAAATTAATAGGGCTGTCAGATGCGGGCGTATAAACTTCAACTAGCTTGCACCCTTCTTCACTGTAAAATTGGTGTGGTATTCCAGCCTCAAGGCAAATTGGATCACTATCTGACGTTAGTTCATAATTTGCTGGTATACCTTCTGCATCTTGATCGGTATGATTCCATATATGGATGGTAACAGAACCTTCTGCTACCTGAAACCAATTGTGCCTGTCCTCATGAATATGAACCGAACAAAATCCACCGGGATCTATTTCTGCAAAACAAACAATAGAATTTTCACTACTGTGAATTACCGTATTTTTGCCCCAAGTTTTATCTTGCGTTTCCATATTTGTCCTCATATAAAAGTTCAGCTATTTTAAAATCTTTTGGTGTATCTATGTCAATTGCATCGTATTCGTCGATTAAAAATAAGTGTGGGTTTTGGCCGTAGAAATATTTATTATCCACCATTTGTTTTCTGGGTTGAATGAAAATACCACCGTTCTGATAACAGTATGGTTCAAGCTCTGAAGCTAATGGATGACGATCACCGTATGGGTTAAAGTTAAGAGGTTCATAATCTTGCCAAACATGACTGCGTAGTTCTGATGCGGAAACTAACGAATCGAACATCGTCATTGACTGTCCTTTGATAAAAATGTCGATTGCTTCATCATAAATTTTCTCATCAATAAGTGGATTTGTGCAATGTGCCCATACAATGTTTGTAACGGATGAGTCTGCCCTACTAGCCAAATCAAATATCATATCATTTGCTGTAGACAGTTTCTCATCACAAACCCTCTCGCTTCTATCAGCAATAATTACTGGGTACTTTTTAGCTATACTTTTTGCTATTGGATCATTTGTACCAACCATCACTTCATGGATAAGTGAACAATCTAACAATTGCTTTATCTTTATTTCCAAAAGACTAGATCCAGCAAAGGGTCTTACGCCCTTGTTCTTTACTCTAATACTCCCTTTTCTAACCGGTATAATCGCTAAGTTCTTCAAAACTCACCTTTTCAAAAGCTGTCTCTTTACTATAAGTGCAAGTATTATAAACCTTAACACCTTGTTGGTCAAAGAATTCTCTGTAAATATGAAATGAATTTCCTATACCGTCAATAATACCCTGTGCATCTGGCCCTACTCTTGTTTTGTAGTTAGGATCAAAAAACTGGCCTCCTGTATCGTGATTTGCACCCGCTAGAAATATGGTTTTTAGCCCCAACCTTAAAGCTAGTGGAAAACCCATATCGTTAACAGAGCCATAGCCCCAAGGGATTGGGTCATTATCTAACATATCTACGGACAACTGACCAACATCGCTTAGTCTATTTTCCATATCCATACTCCACACGCAATGTCCGTCAAATTCTTTTTGTGATGTACAAGACGCAAGGTATACTTTGTCTTTATCTACTTTGCGAACATCTGGTAGGATTTGCTTCACCGTGTGCAAGTCACCACAAGCAAAATACTTTTCGTTACTAGGGCAAACCTCATCAAATGCTTTTATAGCTCTTGAAATAAATATAACAATTGAGTTTTTAATTTTAGATAAATCTACTTCGTTGAGGTGTGGACCCGGAAGTAACAAAAATCCAAACTTATTTCCAGTAGTCATATATTCCTTTTTCTACTTCATAGTCCATCTTCTTTTGCTCTCGTTCTGGTTGACGCATGGCCCAGTGGAACATTTCGTCAATCAGTTTATCAAGATCTGTACCATCATAAAAACCAAGGTTTCTGGGATCTTTTGCCAATGTATGGTCGCAGTGTGCATGTTTAGCTTCGTGACGACCCTCTACATGCTTCTTCTCTGCTTTGTAGTCATGCTTTTTAGCAACACGTTGAACTGTGTCTGCAAGCTCGTTGATGGTGTATGCTTTGTCTGCACCCAGATTAAATGTGTAACCGTGACATCTATCAACCAAGGTTTCAAATGGTTCCATGTAATACTTAACGTCTGAGAACGCACGAGTTTGTTCTCCATCACCATAAATCAACATCGGCTCGCCAGCGAGCACGCGACGAATAAAAATACCTGCAACGTTTCGGTATTTGTCCCAGATATTCTGATAAATACCAACGATATTGTGTGGCCTAACAATAGTGTATTGAAGACCGTGTTGTTGGTTAGCAATCTTGATGTCGAGTTCGGTAGCATACTTTGCAACACCGTAGGGGTCGATGGGTGCTGGACCCATATTTTCTGTGAACGGAGGATCTTGATCTCCGTATACAGCCATAGAAGATGTAAAAATCATCTTCGTATCATGCTCGATACATTGATTAATAATATTAACACTTGATAAAATGTTATTTGTATAGTTATAGTGCCTTATAAAGGGCGACAATCCTTCCGCTGCATAGGCGGCAAAATGGAAACAGGCTACTGGTTTATTAGTTGAAAAGATATAAGAGAGTGACTTTACCGTGGACTTTTCAGAAAGATCAATGGGCCAGAACTCAAAATCGTCTGACTTCGGGAGGTAGTCACTATAACCACCACTCAAATCGTCGATACCAATAACGCGATAACCTTTACTCAAAAGGTGTCGGCTAAAGTGGGCACCCAGTAGTCCTGCACATCCTGTTACTATTACTGTTCTCACTGCATCAAACCTCTTTCTTTCATTGTGTCTACACGTTTTTGTTCCCAACTGTTTCTCCGATTACAAAGTGCCGCTAGATTATCATACGCTATGTTGATGTCAAACGGATGCCTTTGGTTCATACCTTCAAAAGCAGCGGAAGATTCGTTGAAATACATACCACCAGTGGAACTAGTAGCATTTTTATATGTTAGATCTCTAATTAATCTTCTTTCGTAGAAAGTATTGATTCGACTTGTGTCACCAAGAACATTTGCAATTAACCATTGTGCTTGTTTAGATGGTTCTGCGTTTTCAATACCTTCAGGCTTTGGTGCTGGTTGGTGGATCTTAGGTGGAGAAGCCCAAGTCTGTTGCACATCTTTGATTTGCATAGAATCGAAAATAGCCTCCCACTTTGATCCACTCAGGTGCCATTGAAAATGTTTATCAAAATTCTTTCTGGTTCTTTCACCTTCTGCTGCACGTTCTTCATCAGACTTATTGAAGAAATCTTCAAAGTATTTTGCCGCAGCATCATTATCCGGCACTGCCCGTAGACAACCAGTTTCTAATTCTTTGTATAGTGCTGATGGTTTGATTGGATGACCTTGCAACTTGCGAATCTCGCTCTCCATAGCAGAATAATCAGTGCCGCACACAGGAACACCGCAAGCCGCAGCTTCTACATATGGCAGACCAAACCCTTCACAGTTTGCATATTGAGTGTACAAGTCAAACAGGTTTTGAATTGATGATAGATCTTCATATGATGCACCATTCTTTACATTAGAAAGTGTAGAACCCCACTTACCAGTAAATGGTGATTGTGCCACTGCCCCCTTAAACAATGATGGGAATGGTCTTTTTGTTTCTGGACAAATGTATGTAAAGTAAACCTTAGAAGACAAATCATTTTCTAGCAGAAGCTCTGGGATGTCCCAACCAAGATCAGGGTAGGACGTATGGCAATAAAGAAATACATCGTTTCTACCTGTGTTATTTAAAAACTTTCGGAACGCCTCAAACAAATCTGGGTACAGTTTACGTCTCTGGTTACGCATAACTGTTCCGATAATCTTATGATCTGGATTTATACCCCAAGATAATTTATGGGATCGCTTGTCTGCGACTGGAGCATATGCTGGATGGGCAGAGGGTGGTGCCGATCCCCAATACTTAATTTTACCACCAGTTTGATTTTTTAGAACTTCTCCTGCCCAATCAGAATATGTAAGACATGCGTCTGCTCCAGAGTAAGTAGATACCCACTGTCTGGCTTGTGGTCGAGCATCTACAGTGGGCATAATGGCCCAATCAAAATACTGACGAAAAGGACTACGCTCTGCAAAGTCAAGCATCCAAAAGTCACGAATGTCACACACAATGTCTGGCATGAAATCTAAACAAACATGTTCAAAAATCCATTCACCAAATTGGTTTGTACCACTAGCTCCATAGGCATCTAATTCCTCTTTGGTCGCTTTTGGTTCACACGTAGTATTAGGTGCTACCCCATAATACTTCCAAGGAATGTTAGCAGCCCTTGAGTCATTCCTTTCTCCATACGCACCCATCTCTGCAATCTCATACTTACCCGTAGAGTGAAGATAGTTCAAAATCTCACGAGTATAGGTCGCGTATCCAGTGTTCAGGAAAGTAGCTTCGCTACAGAACAGAATTCGTTTCTTTCTCATTTTAGTCCTTGTCCAAACATCCAAAGTCGAATTGATTAACTCTAAAAATAATATCGTCCGCAGAGTCGGTTTTCATAACACCGTTTCTGGCTGAAGCGTGTACGGTCATTTTCATCCCCTTCTTTCCTAGTTTAGCGATGGCATCTGCACCACTATCAAAGGCTTGGAAGGTTACAGTCGTTGGGTAACGCTTTTTTTCACCACGCCTGTTTCTTGTATACTCGTATGTTACCAGCTTAAAAACACAAACTGATGGATTTGATTCATAACCCACGCTTGGGTCAAACAATAGATACCCTGTAAAAATACAATGGTTCATGTGTACTCCTTATTATAGTCCACTAGTCGATTTTTTGCAACTAGATTTCATGAATTTTGTCAACAATAAACGAATTATCTTTCTCGATCTCGCCGCAAAGCATCAGGTTCGCTCCTTCATATAAAACAAACTGGTACTTATCTCTGGCGTCTGGAAAAATGATAACATTGTCAAGCGAGCAAGTAGCATCTTCTATTGTTAGAAACGACATAGTTCGACCCTTCTGCTTGCTATTCTTTTTATTGATCTTATGATTAGCTACACGTTGAACATTTGCTACAATGCAAATATCTTTGCCAAACTTGCCGTTGGCTACTTCTTGACATGTAGTGTTAGCGATTGATGCGTCTATAGCATCTGTGTACTGATATGACACAGGGCAACCCAAGAGTTTTACCTCTTCTGCGATAACCCACTGTGGCTCATCAGCCATATCGTATGGTGGATTGTCTAACATCTCAATTTCACCATGTACAATCTGACTACGATTAGCGTTGCTACAGCCACCTCCCATTTTCTTGGTGGGAGACAGATCTCTGAAACAATCCTGTAGTTTTGACCACTTCTTTTTAGGATAATTCTCTGTTACCCACTTGACTTCTGCTTTTGTTAGTTCTCTCCAAATGAGGTATTCGTAAAGAGCTTGATTCCTAGTCACTCCAGTTGATTTGGTAGAGAAGAATCCAATACCGGCGAGTGCCTTGAAAGCCGTAGACGTAATCTTGGGGGCGATGTAGATAAGTACATCCATCCAAGTAAACTCGTCGGCAGGCTTGCCCAACTCTTCTGCTGAATCGCCAATAGCCTTTAAGACTTTCTCACCAGTAACACCTGTAAGACCTTTAACGTCACGAACTCCAAACTGGATATCATCACCAAAGATGGCAAACTTCTCAGAGAACCTGCTTAGTTTAGGGGTCTTTACCAATATATCGAATAGTTTAGCTTCGTTTACTAGCTCATAGATTTCTTGGTGAGGGTCCATCTTTTCATTCGCATAGTACAGGTACGACAAGAAGAACTCTTTGGTGTAATTAGCTTTGAACCAAGCAGAGTTGTACGAATTAACTGCGTAAGCTACGGCATGAGACTTATTGAAAGAGTATCTAGATGATTTTTCAATCCAGTCAAAAATCTGGTTTGCAGTGTCTTGATCTACAAGTCCAATCTTTTTGCAGCCTTCAATAAATTGTCCACGAATCTCAGCCATGAGAGACGCTTTCTTTTTACCAATAGCTTTACGAAGGTTGTCTGCCTCCATTTCATTGAATCCCGCAGCTTTAACCGCGATAAGCATAGCCTGCTCTTGGTATACAAGTACGCCATGCGTAGTCTTTAGAATTTCTTCTAGACTAGGGTCAAGATATACAACATCTTCTCTCTTATGTTTACGGTCTACGAATCTTTGTGTCATAGACTTTCCGTCACTAACCGCCTTCAACGTTCCGGGTCTGATGATAGCGATTAATGCCGCTAATTCTTCCATACTCTCCGGTGCAACCCTCTTCGACCAAGCTCGCCCAAGATTACTCTCAAGCTGAAACAACCCCTTGGTCAGTCCATCCTTATACAAAGCCCAAGCCTTTGTGTCATCTCTCTCAATCATATAATTCAATTCCTAGTTAAAGCGATCATTCCATCGCCACCCACACTCCCGAATGGCTCATTTCTCAATAGTCTCATTCCGTTGCTCATAAGGATTCTAATTAATTCTTGCTGTGCAACTGGGTGATGAGTAGCAATAACAACATTCTGAATCTTATCTAAAACATCTCGATTATTGTTATACAAATCAACAATTAATTTATATTCGCTGCCTTGAATATCCATGTGCAGCATATCAATTTCATCTAGCCCCTCAATCTCGTAAACGTCTGTAAAGTTAATTTCTGGGCCGGTCATTTGACCAGATAGGGTCGTATCCCAATAACCACCATGATCGTCATAGTTGTAGTTACTTTCTCTTACCGTAGGTTCGTATACATTAGAATCGTTAATGTAAAAACCTCCCCAGTAGTGAGATGCATCAAGACCGTTTAGTGCGAAGTTCTTTCTTCCCATAGAAATTTGACGCTTGCCCAACTCGATCAAAATGTTTCTGCCAGCAGGAAACTTTTTTCTGAAAGCTAGTGACCAAAACGCCCACCAAGAGCCACACTCTATCATTACCGGATTATCGTTTTTAACATTTTCTAGCACACTCATAAACATATCGTACTCATCATCGTGAGACTCTATTGGTAAATGAGGTATTGTACTTCGCCCGTCTAACAGTTTGATGCCTTTATAATCAACAAACTGATCCCATTGATAAACACCCATTAAAATCCTCCTTTAAAAGTATTTACAACGAAACTATACAAAAAGTTTGCCATCGGCAAATGCCTTTTCAAATTTCATGTTTCTGTAGACTGCTCGTCTGGACTTTTGCAATTTGATCCAGATGTTTGCTGTATCCTTAACGTCTTGGAGAGCATCGTGAGCGTTCTCACTGGACAGTCCCATTCTTTCTCGCAAGCTATCCATACTAATAGACTTAACATTTGGATCACCCTCCGTCCATAACCATACATCATCCATCACGTCTATCTTGTAGATTTGATGAAATAACTTTTGACATTTACGCTTATCGTCATAGGGTCCGTACTGTTCGCACAACCTATTCACAATGTGCATATCGTAACCAAGAATATTAAACCCACATGGAATAGGTGCAAAGTAAGATGTGCCTTTCCAGTTATATTTGTCTACAAACGCACAGAACTTTTTCCATACACCCTTTGGAAGTGGTGCTTTAGCCAGCTTCTCTCTGGTCTGACCTGTAACTTTCAAAGCACCTTCTTCTAGCGGGTCAACGCCAGCTTTAATTGCTTTCTCGTCGTCGATAATGGGACGCATGAGACTATTGAATTGTCCCTTGAGTCTAAAGTTCCTACCGTCAAGTGCGATAGCAGCAATCTGTGTAGGCTGACACCTATGCGGATTGCGTCCACCAGTTTCAAAGTCAAATACAATAATGTCACGATTCATTAATAAGCTCCTTAATATGCATTAATTTATCCAATAAGTTCAACCCTAAAAGATCAAACTTAACATGTCCTAGTGCTTCTAGGTCGTTCATTTCTAGTCCCGCGATCTTTTCATCACCACTCTTTGGGTTTACCATAGGACAAACTCTAAATAGTGGTTCAGCGGATATAACAACACCAGCAGCGTGTTTACCCTGTGTTTTAAATGTACCTTCAATATCAATAGCTTGTTGGAAGTATTCTGCAAAATCACCTTCAAGACTTCCATTATCATTTAGGTGACAATAGTCCATCAGGTCGTCGGAACGATTAATTAGTGCCCAACGAATAATAGAGCGGTCTTCTTCGTCCATCTCTGCAAGTTGGTCAGAGATAGCAGCTTCGTCTGGAATGTACTTTGTGATCTCGTTCATTTCGGCAAAGCCACAGGCATCGTTTACACGAAGCACCTCTTTCATCGCACTTCGCCCTTGCAGTCTACCAAATGTAAGCATTTGACTAACATTATCAGACCCGTACTTTTCCTTTAGTCTAGTAATTATTTCATCTCGCTTCTTACCCGGAACATCCATGTCAACATCGGGCAAAGAGATGTGATCTTCTGTGTTACGACCCTCATTGTAGAATCGTTCAAACAACAGATCGAACTCAATGGGGTCAATCTCTGTGATACCAACTAGGTAAGAGATTAGGCAACCAGCAGCAGATCCACGACCCGGACCCACCATCCAACCCTGCTCCCGACACCAATTTAAAATATCCCAGACGATTAGGAAGTAACCGAACAGATCTGCTTTTTCAATAACCGAAAACTCTTTATTGAATCTGTCACCGTACACCTTACGCTGCTCTTCGCTTTGAATTTTGTCATTGAGTAGTTTCATCCAACCCTGCCTAGCAAGATGACGTAGATAGTCACCTTCACTAGAAAATTTACTTGGGATATCAAATCTGGGCAGCATCGGTTTGCTGAGAATATTATAGTTTTCTACCTTTTTAAATATAGAATCGAAATCATCCATACGTGGGTCATCAACAATTAGTTTAGCAGACTCTGACTTATCTTTAATATAGAACTCACTAGATTCAAAGTATGGAGCTAATTCTTCGGGTGGTCCGTTCTTTTTAACTTTATGAAAGGTCGTTTTTAGTTTTCCACAAAGCACAATTCTATGTAAATCTGCTTGGTCTTTATTTACGTAATTGCTTTTTGTAAAAGCCTCAGACCAGATGTAAAAATCATCACCGGAAACCGGAGACAAAGCCTCAGACTTTGCAATACAGATCAGATTGCCTTGTCTCGCTAATTTTATAATCGTTCCCCTGTCCTCATTACCATCTGCATCAATTGTAGAGACAATCTCGATGAGGTTCAACCACCCCGCATGGTTTTTGGCAAAAAGAGTAAAGCCATCGAAAGAACAGCCAATGATAGGTTTAATATCATTGTTGATGCAGGCTTTATAGAAAGATACAGCACCGCTGATTGTTTTATAGTCAGCAATACCACATGCAGGGTAAGAGTTTTGCTTGCATTTTTTAGCAAGCTCATTTGGCTTTGAAAAGCCGTATTGTAGTGAATAGTGAGTATAGTTCAGTAGTGGAAACCAATTCATAGCCGTCTTTCAATATTAGTTAGTCAATGTAAAACGCAAAGGGAAGTTGAAGGCGTATAATACGCCAAATCCGTTGAATTGCGTCTACCCTATTATAGTCTACGGAAGACTATTTTGCAAGGGGTTTTTGTGAATTATGCCAAACTTTTAAAATTCGTAGCCAAACCTCGTTATGTCTTTTTCGTATCTTATCCTAACGATCTCTTTTGTCTCATCGTCATAATAGTGGGAGTAGTGCAGGTGATTTGATTTGTTTTTTACTGTAAGTTTTATGTCTAGATATTGTTCTAGGTCACATATTTGTTCAAAACGGAACCACTTTACACCTCCGGGGTGAGATTCGTCAACCCAAAAGTCATAACTATTTAAGGATGTGTCTTTGTTATCTTTTATAAAATTATGAAATCCTTTCGTTATAATTTCAATATTTAACTTTCTAGCCCACTCATAAGCCCAACATTTTTCATGATCCTCTAGTCTTACAGATTCTGGATCTCGAATTATATCTGAGGTTCTTTTGAAGTAGAAACAAAAAAGAGAAACCAGTCTATCCCAAGGATTTCTTGAGACGGCAATTAATTCATAATCAGAAAATTCATCAAAGTCTTTTAGGATTTTACTACTGACATGCCAATCTTTCGACACCTCAATATATTTCCAATTCTCATCAGATTCAATTAGTGCGTCATTAATGGACGTAGAGGCGGTTTTAGGAATACGAACCAAAATCATTTTTCTTTTTCTATTAACCAACATAATATGACAGTAGTACCTTTCTTAACTGCTTATGCATATCAATGTTTCCATACCAATTTTTAGAAGAAAGATTGTGTCTACTCACTCGATAAAAAATAACAATGTCTGATAAATTTCTAATCTTCACACCTTTTACTGCATTGATACCGTAAAAAATTACGTCCCCATAGACATTTCTTCTTAAACCTAGTTCGTCTTGGATTTTTTTTATTAAATCAATATTAAAATCATCTACTATGGAGCGTCTTATCATTGTTGAGGGATTGTTTATGACCCAATCGCTTGATAGGATATAGTCGTTGACATTATAAGGATGCGAAGTTAATGGGTCGATTATTGGAAGTCGCATATCAGTGAAGGGTAGTGAACGGTCAACAAATAGCTGCATTTGTCCCCCCAATATTCCCACATCTTCATTTCTATTCAAAAAATTAACTTGTTCTTCTAATCTTGTTGGGAACATTATGTCATCACCATCCATAGATGCGACAAGTTCACAGTCTTCGTCTAGGAAGTTTCTAACAAATAGTCTAGCTCGGTCACAACCTAGATTCTCATTAGTTGTAACAGTTTTGATGTTTGAATCTTTAATAGAATTGATAAAGTCGATTGTCTCTTTGTTTGTGCTACAATCGTTTACAATAAAAAGTTTCCAATCTTTATATGTTTGATTTCTGATGCTTTCAATCGCTTCTTCTAGCCACGGCACATCGGTGTTATAAACTGGCATGGATATGTTTACAAACATAACACTTTTCTCCACTTTTCTTCAAAACGTTCTATAGAAAATTCTTCTCTAATGTAATCTTTATTCTTCGCTTCTTTTACTTCATGTTCGCAGAGCCTTATTGCCTTGGCCCACTCAGAAGGGTGAGATTTGTATTTCAAAGTAAAGTCAGCAAACCTACCTATCCCAAGTGCGTGGGAAACTGTTGGGATACCGTGTGCAATACTTTCTGCCACTGATAAGCCAAAAGATTCATCAAAAGAAGTAGACAGAGATAGAGAACAAGTTTCTAATAAGTCATCCATGTTGTCTAGATGGCCGTAGTAAAAAACATTTTTGTTTCCATTAGACAATATTCGGTTGTTAACAGCTTCGACCGTTTTTTTACTGTGAAAACTTTCGTCCCAACTACCAGCTATATGAAAATTAAAATCCGGTAGATAGCGAATAATATCAGCGAGAACCGAAACCCCTTTATAATGTTCTAACCTGTGGTGCCACAGTATATTTTTTGGAACTGGATTTCTTTCTAGTTTTTCATTAAAAGAAACTGGTGGTGGTATACATATAGAATCGTAATGTTTTGCTACAATGTCATCTACAAAAATACTGATGTCTGGTTTAAAAACGTCTAGTAGTAGATCGTGTAATTTGTTGTGTCTAAATCCTGAATGGGATATGTAAATGATTTTCTTTTTAAGGGGGTTGTCTCTTATAAAGGATGGTAAATTATCTGGTAGATAGTAGGCCCAGTAAATAATTGTATCTGATTTAACATAAAGCTCTTCCATTTCTTCTTTGGAATAACCTTGTTTCATCCCTGTTTCAAGATGGTGATAGTTGGGAAAATCTATAATTGGGACTATCCCTGAAATATCGTCACCAAAACATTGTGCAAAAAATTTCATCCAAGTTAAGGCACCGCCCGGAGCTATCTCACCTTGAATCAGACCTATTCTGTTTTCTTTAAACGTATTCGTCTTTATGTTTAGCTTACTTTCTTTCCACTCAAGATTGGAATAGTTATAAGAACTGTCGTACCTGTGCTGTTCTATTGGGCAAAAATCACCCAGCAGTATTGACGATAAGATAGCTTTTCTAGCTTTTAAACTTTTGCTTAAAGAATTTACATGGATAAAGTGTGCCTTAGATGAATGATACCAAAAACCGTCACCAGAAACATATGAACAATTCCATTTAAAATCTAGTCTATGAAGTTTTTCTTTTGGCAACTTGAGTGTCAAATAATTCTGATCAAAACACCAGTGCTTAGGATAAATATTCTTTGGTTGTTGATAATAGTCTGAGCAGCACTTTGGAATCACAAGCACTCCCCCGTTAATCATACTATTTGGAAATAGTGTTTTACCATTGTTTAAATACTTCTCGTTTAAATCCTCTTCATTTAACTGTCTAATTATTAAGTCTTGTTGTATTTCAATCCATCTTGTTTCATTTTTTAATTGCCATATTTCATATTCATCGTATGCAGATATTTTGTCATCAGGGGTTGCATCAAATATATTATCAGCACTTGGAGAAACGATAACGTCACAGTCTAAGTATAGTGTTTTATCATATTTTGATGTTACTTGGTGTAGTCGATACTTATTAGCCATAGGCCAGCCTGAATGTTGATCTCCAGTTAGCTCTATGTAGTCTGCACCGCATTTTTCGGCATAAGATTTGATTGAATCGCGTGTAATGTTTAGAAGTTCTACAGCTAGATCATTAGCTGGAATCACGCAGATGGCTAAGTGACTTTTCTGCTTAGGTAGCTCATCATAAAAATTAACTACATCAACAAGGTCTTCATCTTTTGATTTATGAATAACCCTTGCTTGCTTAAATATTGTATTGTAATACTCTTCTCTTTCTGGCGGTGTGAGATTTTGACACCACTGCCAGTTAGGAGGGATGGCGGTCATTTCTTTTTTAAGAAGATCGCACCACCCCGCCTTTGGGCATTGGCATTTGGAGAAGTCCTTTTCTACCACTTACGGCAACTCCAATATCGTGCTTTGTAACGAGGGCCGGGATTATCGCAGTTGTGTCTAGCTCGGAACGACTTGCGACGAGCAGGATCAGATTTTTTGATCTTCATGTTAGGGTCGCCAAAATTGACCTTTACAACATTACCCTTGTCGTTTTTAACATATACACTAAACTTCTTCGGTCCCTTTGGGGTTCTGAATGGTTTACCAAGCTGAACCTTGCGACCTTGGTATTCCGCAGCACGAGCAGGAACAAGGACGCGACCGTTTTTACGATAGATTCCTTTACGCTCGTATTCGTAAATCTCTCCTGTTTTTGGGTCTTGGTACTTGAAACCTGCTTCCGCCTCTTCTGCTTTAGATTTTCTAGGATGACCCTTTGGCAACAAATCGTTATCTGTCGTGTAGTTTGGATTGGAAGGTCTTCCACTTCTTAGCAGCTTGAGGAAAGCATTTACACGAGCAATAGCCCAGCCATGACGACTCATTTTTGGAGCGTGACTTGTTGAATAAGCACCAGCACCGCGACGATAGACAGCTTTAAGCATACCAAGAGTTGCTTTTGAACCTTTACCCTTAGCATTGTGCTCTTTAACTTTATTTTGTAGTTGTGCAGTCACTTCTTTGCTAAAAGTAATTTTACTCTTGCCGTCTTTGGCACTATCTGGCTTATTCTTTTTGGAGCCTTTCTTTTGATCTTTCTTGGGTGCAGGAGTTCTACGAGGATCTTTTGGTCCGGGCTTATCAGACTGTGCCCTTTTAAGTTGCTCTTGTGTAGGTCTGCCTTCTTTTTCTGTGCGAGCGGGTTTATAGTTCTTACCTTCTCGCTCTTTTTTTCTACGAATGTTTTCCCAGAGTCCCGGCCTTGCTTCCGAAACATCCCACTCTTCGGTTTGCTCTCCCCACTCAACATCATCAACATACTCTGCTTCTGTGGGGCAGTACCAATTATCTTCTGTTAGATCCTCAGTAAAGCCATATTCTTCAAAATTAATTTGAAAGTCAGCAGCTTCAATGTAACTCATTCCCTCGCAGGCTTTACTCATGCAGACTGCTGTTCTTTGTTTTTGATCTGGATATTCTCTATGAATTTTTGGATCACTCATACATCGAGCAATAAACTCTCCGGGTTTTTCACCTTCTCTTTTTTCTGGTAAAGGCATTTTTATCTCCTATAAGGTTTTAATTCAGGGAATAATTTGTATCTAATATCTTGCCAAATAGCACCACTAATTACCATAGATGCTTCGTTATCTGATGGATAATGCACACCTTGCAAACAACGTGCAAGTCCAGCTAAACTTATCTTTTGAAAAAACTCTGATGAGTATTGTGGATACATATCTGAAAATAGATAAGCACCCATAGCGGCATATGCGGTATGTCCAGAAGGATAAGCTGGTGTGTGGTGTGTTTTTGTTCTAGTAACTTTTATATCGTAACCTAAAAGGTCTGCTAGTTGTTTTGGCCTAGCTCTATTGAACTGATGTTTTAAATTTAAAATAATTGGCTTGGTGATGTTCCATATCTTTTTAAATTCTTTTCTGGGTATGGGTTGTCCAATCTTGTCAAATATGGGTTTGTATAAATCCAAAGGCTCTACATCAACTAAGTGTATCAAACTTTTATCACCCAACATGAGATTGTTGGTAATTTTCTCTAAATACTCCAACTCTTCTTTTGTTTCTTGGGAAGTGTTTTTTGGCGGGTTTGGTAAAACGCCCTTCCAATCAATAGTTATGTTTTTGGATACTTTCCAAGTTCTGGTCTTTTCTGTATACTTAACAGACTCTAGTCTATTAGATAAAGAATCGTCTATGTCTGATAATCTCATGATACATCTTTAAGAATATTTTTAGAATCTTCTTTGACTATGTAATGTGGACGACCATCAGTCGCCGTATAACGTGTACGCTTTTCCATATTTAAGTGGTCAAAAATAGTCCAAGATAAATCTTCTGGAGTAGTTCTACCATCTTCAAAATCATCAGCATTTGCATTTGTTTGACCAATAGTCCTACCCATTTCATAACTACCACAGCTAATCATAAGTGGGGCAAGTTTACCAAAATGATCTCTACCTTGGTTTGCATTTACTTTTGGTGTGCGTCCAAACTCAGAAGTCACAACAAGCATAACTCTTTCGTACATACCCCTTGCTTCCAGTGTGTCCATAATTTTAGCTAAGTATGTGTCTAGTACAACCTGTGTGTTAGATAACGATGCTCCAATATTCTGATGCATATCCCAACCGCCAAGGTTAAGTGTTACAAACTTCGACCCAGCCTGCAAAAGCCTGATTGCGGTTAAAGCGTCTGAGCCAAAAGAGTGCTCCTTGAACGAGTTGTAGTCTTTATCTTCTTCTACTCTAAACGATTTGGAGGCATTACCCAGAATAATGTCTACGGATTGCTCACGGAGTGCAGACCAGTCTTTAGCCAATTGTTGTTCTCTGGCTTTAAAACCTTTGTCAATTACGTTTAGTGCAAATAATCTTTTTTTGAACGCATCACTACTGCCAAGAAGTTGCAGATCTTTACGCCCCTCCTTGGTAGCATCAAACCCCATATACTTACCGCCAAGCCAAGCAGCATCATCGTGAGCGAACCCACCAATCTTGACGTAGTGTGGTAAACCATCCTCTGTGTTTGGACCATGATACCTACTCATCATACTCCCATGACTAGGCCACTTGGAGCTTGTTCCAGCACCAAAGTTTGCTTCACCAGTAACCACCCAGTGTACAGAAGATGCGTGATTCTGATCTCTATGACCAAACGCTCTAGGAATTACAATCTTATTTGTACGCTTGGATAATTCTTTAAACAATCCGCCAAGCTCGATGCCGGTAACATTTGTTTTAGTATGACCCGTTACAGATCGCCTGTCAGCAGGAGCAAGTGGTATAGGATTAAAAGTCTCAATATGAGATGCCCCACCGTTAAGAAAAACGAAAAGGACGGCAGTTTCGTCACTATTTTTTGAATCTGCATAACTAGCTTCTACATTACCTACTACGAATGTTGCGGCACCAAGTTTGACAAAATCTCTTCTTTTCATATTATGTTTCCCAAGTTTCTATATCTGATGATGGATTTGGCATCATCTGAATTGGTACTGGAACCTGTTTAATGACAACTGGAACATGTCTCTTATACTCCCAAATCGTATACAAGAGAAAACCAAACGAAGCAGCAACAAAAAAACCTAACATAAAATCTTTCACCCCGCTCACGATATCACCCCCTTTTAGCCCGGAGCTTCGTAGAAGCCTATATTGAACCCCGGACGGGTTAACTTTTTGACTGTTTCCTGCATACCATGTTCCTTCAAGTGCTTCTCTGTTATTATACACATATTTTCCGTCTCACCTTCAAACTTATTTTTACAAAAATGACATAGATATTTACATCTAAAGTCTGTTCTCGTAGGATCTAGTACAGATGGATTATTATTCTGTCTGATTTCTTCTACCCGCTTTTTGAGCATACCTAGAAACCTATCCTCATCCTCCTTGGTAAAACAGAAGCTATAGGGTGTAGGATCTGGTTCCCCTTCAGTATCTTTATAGAAGAAAATACTCATAATTCTATTGGGAAAATCAGGGAACATTTTAGACATAGCGTAAAAATACAGCAATAACTGTGGGTCATTCATCATTTTTTCGTAGGTTTTTTCTTCACCGCTCGCCCAATTCAGGCGGCGACCGCTTTTCCAGTCAACCACCTCGATTGTGTCTTCATTTACAAGGGTAACGAGGTCAATTGTGCCCTTAATAGCTAATTGACCCTTCTGAGTATTACCGTTTGCATCTACAAAATCAAATTTAGCCCAGTCCTCTTCAATTGGCAGGTCGAAATGGGGCTCTGGGTAGTATACATTTCTAAGTCTAGGGTCAAATTGACCATTGTTGTGAGTTAAAAAAGTATAAACTGTGTCGCTGACTTCTTTACGTTCTTTACGATAAAACTTATGTACAGATGTTTCGCCGTAATCTTTGATGGATCTAGCGATCAATTCGTCTACAAAGGCGTCAGTGTAGAGATCATCCTTGCTAACTCTGACTTTTCCACACTTATCATCTTCGATTTCTAGCCATTTTCTACGAGGATTGTCCTGCTGAAACTTTTTAAGTCCAGCAAGAATCTCCATGACCTTGTGGGCCATAGTTCCCATGTCTGCTCTTTTACCACTAGCACTTTGCCAACCTAGAACGTAGGTCAGAAAATATTGCATCTGGCAAAATTCATAATTGTTGTAGGAAGAACTTCTCACATAGGTTACTAACATCTTATTCCTTTAGTTTACGGTAAAATTCTGTAACCTTCACCATCAGAACGTCGATGCTTTCAATTTTATTGTCAATATAATCTGTGAAGGGGTAGTCATCCAGAGCTACTTCGCTCGAATGGTTATCCTCGTGAACCTTGCGTGTTAGTCGCACAACCTTGCCACCGGCTTGTTCAATAGCTTTCGCCTCGTTGGGGAAGCGAACGTCTGCAATAATTGCCAGTTCTGATTGTTCCTGTTGTATTTTCTTGATGCAAGCATTGACCCAGATTGGTTCGTACATTTTACGCATGATATCTGTGCCAAGATACTGCATGAATTCACGGGCGGTCATTGGGCCAGTGTTATCGACCAGTAGACTCCAAACCGGCATATTTTCCCATACCAAATGTTCCTGTATCTGATTCTTCTGTTCATCTGTCCCCCAAACGCACTCATAGGGAATATCAAAAAGTTTAATACAAATCCACTTAAGATGATCTGCAAAACTATACAATTTTACAAAAGGCCACATGTTATAATCTGCCCACTCTGCAAATTGTTCGTCTTGCCGTGTAATATCGAACTCGCCCCAACCGCTTCCATCCGTAGAATCAATCATTAGTTGTCCTTCGCCACCAATACTCCACTCTTTTATGAATCCCTCTTTTTTGAGAATAATCCCATGAAGTATATTGGCAGTTGTATTTTTACCGGCTTGTTTTCGTCCCGAAATTCCTACGATCATTAATAGTACCCTCTTAAATCTTTTAGAATGTTTTGTTCTATAGTCTCATGAAGCATACCCCCTAAATCTTTCGTATGCATTTTGGGGAATACCAACTTAAATAATCTTCCTAACTCTCTTTTGATTTTAATCTTGGACTCTCGACCCGCTTGGTCGTTGTCGGTGAGGACAACAAGTCTGGTAGCACCACTATTTAGTAATAGCTTACGCTGTTGTGATGATATGTCTTTGCCAAATAGTCCGACCGCATTTTTTACCCCGCACTCCCAAAGTCTCCAAACGTCACCCTGACCTTCTACTAGGAACAAAGTATTTAGATGAACCATTGAGGTGGTGGCGTTGTGGTAGTTGTAGAGGTAGTCTGACTTTCTGATTCCCTTAGAGAATATGTATTTAGGCTGGATGAAATCACGGGTTGCTCTCCCGATGTATCCAACATATTTTCCGTCAACGCCCCAGATGGGTATAATAGCCCTGTGTCGAAGAACTCCCCTTGTGTCATTTGGTGTTTGTTGAACTCCAAAAAATCGCAGCGTTTCCGGTTCGTATCCTCTAGCAATGAAATACGGTGAAGGGCACGACTCAGTTTTTGGTCTTGATAAATGCTCCACTTCACATGGGCTTCTATCTGCTCCTCTAGATCCTTTGATTTGGCGTACAAGCTCGCTGAAATCATTATCACGCTTAGGATTATTAGTATTAATGCCGTTATCATTTTTAGATGCTCCATTTACATCGTACAATTTACAAACATATTTGAGTGCATCAGAAAATGAGTCTGTTTGCAGGCAACCCTTGATGAATCCCCAAATATTACAACTATAGTGATCGTGACACCCACGAGTCCAGCAACGCCACACTTGTTTGTCTAGCGAGATCGACAATCCTTGTGGGTTATCACTACCCTCATGGATAGGACACTTCATAAAAATATTATCAGCGTCTTGAGTATATTCTAAATCAAAACTATCCAATAACTTATAAATGTCTTGGAAGATAATGTCGCGTACTTTGTTCAAGTCTAATGTTGTGCTTTGACGTACAGCCTTGCCACACATGTGCAATTACTCCCACAGTATTTACAGTTGCTTCTAGTATCATTATAGTATTCAGGAAGCTCTTTTGCAAGCTCAAAACCGAAATTTTCTAGGTTTTTACAAGACATACATCGACCATCTGGACGAACCCAAGCATAAGAGATCACTTCTTTGCAATCTCCTAAATACTTTAATCTTTCTTCTGTTAATCTTTTTCCGACACCTTGTCCTCGATAGTCTGGATGTACAACGATACATCGTAGAATACAATCTCCTACTGCTGCCCATCCTACTACTTTGTCACCATCAAGTGCTATCCATGCACACTCGATTTCTTCTAGATGGTTTTTAAAATAACCAACAGCAAACGCTTCGTCTACAAGCTCAACTGCGTCGAACATTTGTTTATAGCCAAACAGCGGGCTGGGTATCGCTGCGTATGTAATCATTAGACACTCTGATCGTTATGAGTACGATTAACACGAACAAAACGTGCCGTTTTACTAAAGTCCTTTAATGAAGTAGCTCCCGTATAAGCACAAGCACTACGAACACCACCGCAAATATCTCGAACCACTCCATCTACTTTCCCCTTGTATGGAACTTTTTTGACTCTACCTTCGCTGGTAGCGTAATCATTCATACCATCGTTGTGTTTGTTTTGAGCTTTCTCTGAGGACATACCATAGAAAAGTAAATTTTTCTTTTTTTCTGATATGTCATATTCCCACTCGCCTTCGCACTCATCTGCTCCTGCCAGCATACCGCCCAGCATCACAAAGTCTGCTCCAGCAGCATAGGCTTTAGCTACATCGCCAGCAGTCCTACAGCCACCATCTGCACAAATGAGACCCAGTTTACCGGCATCAGACCTTAAACCGTGAGCTACGTGGGCACACTCTGCGATAGCTGAAAGCTGTGGGTATCCAACACCCGTTTTTAGGCGGGTCGTACATGCAGAACCGGGACCAATCCCAATCTTTACAATGTCAACTTCTCCATGTAGGATAAGTTCTGACACCATCTCTGGTGTGCAAACATTGCCCGCCATAATAATTGAATTGGGAAATTCTAATCTGATTTTGCCGCAGTAGTCAACAAACCTCTCTGTGTAACCATTAGCAATATCAATACAGATATTAGGTTGAATAGATGAATTATCTTCGATATAGAATAAACGCTCTAGTTCATGTTCAAGATCCATACCAATACTAATCCAAACATTATGCTCTACATTATAATATTTGTAGTAGTCATCTATCACATCGGCGGCATAGTGCTTATGTAAACATGTGACCATTTGTTTGGTACTGAGTGCAGTACCCATCTTAAATGTTCCCGTAGTGTCCATATTAGCTGCCACCAACGGTATGCCATGCCACTCTTTCGGTGAATGATAAAATTTGAACTTTCTGTTTAAATCTACTTCTCTCCTACTCGCTGCCTTCGATCTTTGTGGTACGAGTAAGACATCATCAAAGTCTAGTTTCGGTTCTGGATCAATTTTCAGCATCTTCTTCCTCTATGTCAAATGGTACATCGGAACCTTCAATTACATCACCATCGGGTGACGACCTAATTTCATCTCTGGTTCGCAACTCAAGCAGTTGTGCATGTTCGCCAACCATGTTCATATTAATATAATTACCGTCAAGTAATCCAGCACCGTGACGAGCCTTTAATGTGACAACCTTTCTGTTACCACCATTCGGACCGTCTTCTGCCAGTTCCTCTGCGGATTTTAATTTAAATATCGAGAAGGATGTACACAACCAAATGATACGGTCAGATCCGCTCACAGCGTCTGTAGATTCCTTAGTGATACCATCGCGGTTCAACTGAACAAATGATAAACATGGGAAGTCATATTTAACCGTCAGATTGTGCAACTCTGTGATTTGAAAACCGAGAGCCTGATATTCTTGAATGTTATTTGTAATACCTGATGATGACATAAGTTTAAGATAATCGTATACAACAAGGCAGTCATTGGTTCTGCCGTTTTCGTCTTGACCAACTTCACGAAGAATCCATCGTTTGATGATATTCATAATGGTTTCAAACGGGGCACCAGCGACACTAACATAGGTGTAAGGAATATCTCTAATCTCTTCTGCTGCATTTTTAACAGCAATAGCTTTTTCGTCATCTTCTGAGAACTTACCGGTTGCAATATCTTGAATAGGAACACCGCTGATGTTGGCGAGAATCCTGTTGAGGTGATCCTCTTTGCTCATCTCAGTATCGAGCATAAGTACAGGAATTCCATTCCTAGCATTATGCAAAGCAACATTATCTGCAAACACAGACTTGCCCACTCCGGGCCTTGCGGATACGAGATCCACACACTTACGACGTAAGCCACCACCAATGACAGCATCAAATCTGGGAAATCCACTGGACATTCCTATTTGGTCACATTTGTTTTCGATTAGAAATTCGATGTATTCGTCAAGATCATCGCCAAGCATCTCTGGCTTTTGACCCGATTCATCATCACGCAAAAAATCCATGAGTGGAGTTTCTACAAGATTGATGATATCATCAATGCTCTCGTCTCCAACAATGGAATCAATGTCTTTATCTATTTTTTTAGCAATACGTTTTGCATTGCGGGCAAACTCAAACTTTTTAACCTGTGCAGCAAAATGCAGAACGTTATCCTTTTTTACAGGATAGTCCATCAGGTCACGAATGTAGTTTAATTCTTGCTCTGTCTTAACAACCTCTGTAAGATTTAATTGTTCGGCAGCAGAAAGAATTGATGGAATATCAGCTACAGCATCATTCTCCAACACCTTTTCAATACATTTGTAAATGACTTGATTGTTACGATTAGCAAAACTACTATGCGTAATAAAGTCACTTATTTCAACATAAGATTCAAAGCCATAAGCAAACAAGCCAGCAAGTACTGCTCGTTCAGCACCAGTATCACCAAGCCGATTGTCCATAATATTTCTATTACCTTCCTGTGCATCGGTTACATCTAAAGTATTCACCGTGGACCAAAGCGGGATTGACTTGGAAATCACGACCGCACACATGACATTCAACAGTGCGTTTCTTTACTTTGCCCCTATTTCTTGACGTTTTACCCATACGTTCAAACTTCTGAGGGTCGAAGTCTGGATCTCTATTTTCTCCATCATCTACCCATTGGTTCTTTCTGGCTCTCACCGGAGTTTTCCTTTTATCTAGGTCATTATCTCTGACTACCCTAAAATCCTCTGTCACATTTGACCGAGGTGTTGAGGAAACCGTTTCCTCTTGTTTTGGTGCTGGCTCTGCGTCTGTGTCTTTTTTCAAAGAACCAGCTAGACTGTTTAACAGTTCAGCTTTCTGCTCGTCTGTCATAGTATTTAGTAATGCTTTTATAACATCGTCACTCATTTTCTCTTTCCTTTTTCGATTAAGATATCAGCCTTGCGGCGAACATTATATTCCCTACTCTTTAATAGTTCTAATCTACTCTCCGCTGTTATTAGCCATTCGTTAATACTTTTTGCTATGTCGTTTTCTCTTTTAACCAAGTCAACTTTAGTTTCATATTTCATAAACTGTACTTCAATCTGCGTGACTTCACTTGCCACAATACTGCCAAGATTTTCTTTGCACCACCTGACAACATTTTCACTTTTTGAACGGCACCAAGCTATATGGTCTGCATACTGATATAACTGATAAGCATAGTTGAAACAGTCGTCTTGAGTCAACTTCTCCATCTTTTCTAGTGTTAGAGTCTCTGCAATAGCAAACTCTGGATTAAACTTGGTTGGGGAAATGTTTTCCGCTGTAATGTATCTGTCAATACCCTCAACAAATAATTTCAATCTATCTGCTGCGTTCAATTTTCTCTCTCCAATATTCTGGGTCTTCGTCCCAACGTAGCTCTACAAGTGTGATGTCGTTAATTCTGCACCACTCTTTCTTGTCTAAATCTCGCTTCTTGGCTTGTGCAAAACCAACTCTAGATTTATGAAAGTATGGCACATACTTAAAGTGTTGTTCACCATGCACCTCAATACCTATTGTACACGATGGAATCAAAAAGTCAAGGGCTAATTTGGATTTTTTTGTAGAAGAACCGGGAAGCGTAACTTCTTCAAGTACCTGATATGGATGAAATAGCTCTACTATAAGTTCCCTAGCTTGTAAGTGGTAGAAGCTACGCCTAACCCTTGTGCTAATTAAGTATTTTTTGGTATCGAGGTTATATTCTCTACCATTCAAGCCTGTGACTTTCATTAGAACAAGTCTCTTACTTCTTCGATAACAATATCTCTAAGGTCTTGGTTGTCGTTCAAAAAGTTGACTAGCTTCTCCATCCCCTGAAACTTAAACGCTTTGGTTACAGCTTCTAGGTCGTCTATATCAACCTCATTATCCTTAAGGTAATTTGCAACAAGAATTTGATCTTTGTTATCTACTAAACAAGAAATCGTATACCAAGCACCTTTTGCTTGGATAAGGGCAAAGTCTGTAGCGATCTGTGCAATTTCTTGCGATTCATCAATACCGACACCGTAACGAATCCAACTTGCGGCTGTGCTCATAGGTGTGCCACCAGCGGCAGAAGTCTTGATTACCCAGTTAGCAACTTGACCAACGTGATTACCCGATTCTTTGGGTACTTCCCACTTGCCACGGTGTGTGATGACCATGTTGGTTCCAGCTTGGAACTGTAACATGTTGCCACAGTCTGCCATCTTACTTGGTGCAAAACGTGAACCACCAGTGTTAGCGATATTGTGAGTGATAAATACAGCGATGGCTTTCATGCGTGATACGTCACCACTGATACGCTTGAAGAACATAGACAACAAGCGTGGTAGAGCGTTACGAACACCTGTTCGGATCTCTCCATCAATCTCATCCTGTGGAACCATATTGGATGTAGAGTCGCAGATTAAGAACAGGTTTTCTTCTTCTTTAAGAAGTCGCTCCATAATATTGAGATATGTCTCTGCCGATACGACAGGTGTATCGTCCGTAGCTTGGACAATTTGAATAGCATCAACATCTAAACCTTTGATGCCACGAAAGTTCTGCTTGGTCAAGCGACCTTCGGTGTTAAGATAGTATACCTTCTTGCCTTTGGCTTGTGCTTTAGCGGCGGCGTAAAGTGCAGTTGTTGTTTTACCGGTTTTAGGATCACCGGTCATAACTACTACTTGACCTTCTCGCAATCCACCACCTAGTGCCATATCCAAGGCAGGACTGACGCTAATAGTATCATACGTCTCTAAGGACTCAAGAACCTTTGTTCCAGACTCAATTACATTCCCATACTTCTTACAAAGTGTTGCAACGGTTGGATCATCATATTCAACAGCTTTACTCTTCTTCTTCGCCATTTTCTAGTTTCCTCAATTTATGTAACAGGTTTTTCTTTCCGTAGCTTTTATTACGAACAGTTGGATCTTTTTTGATATCTATCTCTTGTTTCGGTTTAGCATTTTCTTCTTTTAATAGTAGTTCGTATTTAGATATAACACCAATACATTTCGGGTGATTTAAAGAAAAAATACCTTTAAAATCAGAAGAGTTTACAGCCTTGACCAGTGCTTCCTCGCTAAAATCTTTTAGAATTTTCTGAGCAGCCCACAACTGTTTCTTAAACGTCCAGTTCCAAGGTTTTTTATTCCAAAATTTATAAGGTAATGATCCAACGTTTTTATTCTCAGCGTTTCTTCTACACATAATTTCAGCTACATAGGCAGCACATGTGCAGTAATCACCCGTAGATTCATGTTTGTACCTGCTCTTTTCTGTTCTTTTTCTTTGTTTCATAATAGATCATAGCCTCATCAAAACAATTTTCAATATCATCTAGGTATTCTTTTTCTCGTATGAGTTCCGGTATAAGCCACATTTCTTTGTGGACTTGACCATCTCTAAGCACACCGGCAGTATAGTACTCTTTGGTTTTCATACCAATAGCACCAAGTACGGATCTTACAAAGTAAATACCATCTGCATCAGTCACATCTATTATACATTTGTTAGACCGAAATTGCAAGTGTAAATCTTCAACAATTACAGAGTTTTTATTGCAGTACTCTTTAACATTATACCATTCGTCATAATCGTGAAAGAAAAAGTGCTTACCGTCTGAGGTCATAATTTTTATCCATATGACTTTGGTCGCACCCTTCCTGTTCTTCTGATAAAACTCTGACCACTTTTTATTATCCATTATCTAATCCTTGTTGTACACTGGTTTGATCTAGTGCTCCCCCCTTTTCCCCATTTGACTTCATCTGAGTGAACTGCTGCATTTTCAGTCATAACAGTTGACCCTTTGTTATTTCTTGCAAATTGCTGATAAAGAAGGGTTTCAGCCTTCTCTGTTTCTTCCACAGCAACGGTTTTTAGAAATTTATTTATTGTAGATTTCGCACGATCAAGATCTTTGCAAAGTTTCTCAATCGGTTTGTCTAGATGGTTTTCTATATAAAACTTTTCAGCTTTACTGAGTGGTCCTTTCTTAGTCATTTAAAAATCCTCTACTAGCCTTGGTTAAGTAAATTGAATTATTAGTTTTTAAATATGTAACGTAAAAGTCAAATGTATTCCTTGAAACCTTTTTCATTTGCGTGTCTAAGTTACGTTCTCTTCTTCCATATGGACCCATCGGATCGAATGGTGTACTTTGATATATCCTAATGTAGTAGTTTTCTTTCTCATTAGTATTGAACTTTACAAGTTTCGCGTAATGCGGCAGTTTATGAGTTTCTTTCTCATTTAAAACGTTTCCTGTTTTTCCAAAAAACAATGTTGTTTTCTCATCCGTAGGCAAGAAGTTACCTTCTACATATTTCATTTTCTACCCTCCATTATGTATTTTATGCGTTGTTTATCTGACATCTTGTTAATTTCTTTATAAGTAGCGTCTCCATACTTCTTATTTTCATACCAAGCCTTCGGAGCTTCTGGTGTTGCCTCCCTTTTCTTATGTTCTTCTTCCTGTAGTTTATTTTTATCTCTTTGATAATTCTTATCGCCTATACTTCCAATAGTATTATATCCTACGACTGAACCGTGGATACCGCCAGTTATAACCTTGAATAGCTTATTCTTACCGCAGGCGGGGCACTCTGTAAGTGGCTCATCTGATACTTTTTGAAATTCCTCAAAAGAATGTTCACACTTTTTACATTCATAAATATATGTTGGCATTTAATTCTCCAATGCTCTTAAAAATCTCCCAATGATACCGTTCCTCTGAATATCATTATAATCTAGTTTACAAATACCAATACCTTCAACGTTATTCAACTTATTCATACAATATGAAAGGCCGCTACGACCACGCAGGTCATTTTGCTCAATATCGCCATTGATAATTACTTTACTGTTTTCTCCCATGCGAGAGACAAACATTTTAATTTGATCTTCTGTACAGTTCTGTGCTTCATCAAGTATCATATATGTGTTATGAAATGTTGATCCACGCATAACTTCTAGAGGTTTATATTGGATTTGTCCTTCATTAGAATATAGTCCATACAATGCTTGACCGAGAAAGTATTTTACATTTTCTTTCATGGGTAAAAGATATGGTGCAATTTTTTCACCCATCTCTCCGGGCAAAGATCCAATGTCTTTACCAGTACAAATTAATGGTCTAGATACAATAATTTTTTCAATCTTTCCATGATGAAGATGCTGTGCTGCTATTCCCGCTGCGATAAATGATTTACCAGAACCAGCAGGCCCAGAACAAAAAATAATATCATTCTCAATAATAGATCTAATATAATCGCGTTGGTTATCAGTTTTAGCCTCTAGAGGTACAAGTTTAGTATTAGGTCTTTTGTCTTCTCGTCTTTGTCGTTTAGTTCTCATTTAAACCCTTTTATGTCGGAAAGTTACAGGTCGGCCTCCTTAACGAACACACCGTCAACCATCTGTCCTTTCCTATCTTTAATATCATCCCATGCCCTTTCGAGACATTTAGAGATGCTAAGTTTGTTCCTCTCTGCGATATTGATTAACACAACTATCATGTCGCCAATATCGTCAGAAACATCCTTACCTTTGCAAATATTATCAGAAAGCTCACCAGCCTCCTGCATTAGTTTGCAAAACTGATCTTTATCTGTAGATCCTTCAATCAGATTGCGGTCGTGATGCCACCCCGTAATCTTCTCAATGTAAGTCTTAGTTCCTACGTTACGTGGAATGTTATTTGTACTTCCAAGCATCGCCTGTCTTACTAAATAGTCCTTACATTCATCACTCATAAGTAAAACCTCCTAGATCCATGTCATCCAAATCGTTCTTACTTGCACCAATTTTATAACTGGTGATCTCATGTTCCTGCGGAGCTACCTGAACGCTTTCGCTTTGCATCCAAGCCTGTGTCCATCCAGCAATAGGGTTCTTGCCAACGTTTTCGTAAGGCAACCCAATTGATTTTCTTCGGGACATACACAACCAATCAACATACTGGTGTAACACATTCTCATTTAGTCCGATAATTGAACCATTTTGAAATAAGTATGATGCCCATTCTTTTTCTTCTTTAGCTGCGTTATCAAACATTTCAATAGCAGCATCTTGACATTGTTTTGCGGTATTGATAAATCCTTCCGACTCTTCTGTGTGGAGAATTTTTAGAATCTGCTGGGTATTGGCTAAGTGTAATGCCTCATCACGCTTGATAAGTTTAATGATGTCTGCGTTCCCAACCATCTTTTTGTTCTCTGCAAACGCAAAACTGCAAACAAAACTAACGTAGAACCTTACAGCCTCAAGAATATTAATACTAACAACAGTCATATAGATTTGCTTCTTCAAGTCTGCTTTAGAAGTTGTATCGCAAGCCATACCCATCAAGTTATTATAGTCTGAAATAGCACTCTTTGCCCGCTTCATAATCTCTTTGTCTTCATAGATTCCTCCAAAAATTTCAGAGCTATCAGCAAAGACATTTTGAATGATATAACTATAACTTTGTGAGTGGATCTTCTCAAAGAATTGCCAAGTCATCAGACAGGCTTCTAGTTCTGTGTTAGTAACAAACTCTAGCAGAGTAGGAACACCGCGACAGATTACACTATCAAGCATAGTCTGGTATTTAAGATTGGACGTAAAGATAAACTTTTCATTATCTGACATCTCTTTGAAGTCGCCGCGATCTTTTTTTAGCTCAATCTCTTCTGGTCGCCAGAAGTTCATCATTTGCTTACTGTCAAGATCTTTAAAGATGGGGTACTTAACAACGTCATATCGCTGCACTCCAAGATCTTTACCGAGGAATAAGGGTTGGCTCATAGGGTCAACATTTTTAGTATTGAAAATAGTTTTCATTTCTGCTCTCTTGGTTTACTAAGTTTTATTCTGTATTCTGGTGATAAAAAATCTCTTGCTTCTACTTCTGGGTCATAAGTTGTGTGAGAAGTTATCGTTCCAATAGCGATTATTTTTCTCATACATTTAGACTTGTTATCGTAGAATATCTGTTCCCACTTTCCGGTTCTCCAATTCTTTTGTGGAAGTCCGGTTTTATCTAACATCCTCCAATCAACTATCTCAAAGTTATGTCCCCACACCCTATCTTCTTTGGTCTTGCTCCAATAATATGTTCTCTTCCAGTTTTTGTAAATACATTGTTCTAGTGTTGGGGTGTTTGGATCTGCCCAATTCCTATGTACGTGGTTCACTTCGATAATGTCAACGTAGTCAACCACATGTGTTTGAACAGGCGTTATGCTTAATATAACTGCAAATAAAAGGCTAATCATATTGCACATGCTCCTGATTCGCAGTTCATTTCTTTTTCTGTTTCGCCATCACCATCCGGCGTGTTGGCATAGTAGAAATTCTTTAATCCATACTTATAGCCATAGATTTGATCTTTGATAAGAACACTCAGTGGAATATTTCCATCCTCGTAGTGAGAGTAATTGTAGTATAGGTTTGTACTCATACTCATATCCACAAACTTCTGGATCACAGCAGCTACGTTGAGCATGGCTTGATTGTTTGGCATGTCCCACGCAAGCGTGTAGAAGTTCTTTCTCATATGATAATTTGGCACTAATTGTTTCAGTACACCATTTTTTGCCTTCTTGTGAATCAGCAACGATCTGACGGGTTCAATTCCATTGGTAGAGTTCTGAATAACGGAGCTAGACTCGCAAGGCATAACAGCAGATAGAGTAGAGTGCCGAAGACCATGTTTTTTAATCCTCTCACGTAACCCCTCCCAATCCATGTTATAATTTGGTTTAATTAATTCGTCTACAGTTTTCTTGTACCAGTCGATAGGTAAAAGACCGTCCGAGTATTTAGTTTCATCAAATTTAGAACATGCACCCTTTTCTTCTGCCAACTCACAACTTGCATTTAGCAGATTCCACTGGATCTGTTCCATAGTCTCATGAATCAACTCTAACGCTTCGGGATCTTCATACTTTAGTTTGTTCTTAGCTAAGAAACCAGCAAGGTTAGTAATACCAATTCCAAGTGATCGCCTATTTTTGGTAAAGTTTTCGCCTGCAAGTACGGGGTAATCTTGGTAATCAATAACAGAGTCAAGAGTCCGTACAGCAATTCGACATGCTTCTTCAATATCTTTCTCATCGTTCATCTCCAACAGGTTCAAAGCCGACAAAATGCAAATACCAATCTCACCTTCTGCATCATCAATAGCCTGAATAGGATTTGTCGGATGAATAATTTCTTGACAAAGATTTGACATATAGCATGGTACACTCCACGATCCGTGTTCATTGGCTGAGTCAATATTCATACTGTAGATACGCCCAGTTTCCAGACGTTCGCGAGCAAAGATTTCTGCCAGCTTTCGTGCGGGAACTTTCTTCTTAAACTTTAAAGATGTTGCTCTTTCATATTTAAGATATAGCTCTTCAAACTTCTCGTTGTTACCAAACGCCTCATACAAACCCTTTGCTTCGTTGGGGCTGAACAGGGTAATATCTTCGTTAGCAATTAAACGATCATAGAATAGCTTACAAAACTGAATACTGTAATCTAATTTACGCACTCTGTTGTCGTCTGTACCGGCATTGTTTTTAAGAACCATAATGTCCTCAATCTCATAATGCCAGAATGGTACATGCACCGTAGCAGAGCCTCCACGAAGCCCATTCTGAGACGTTGATTTGACTGCCGACTCAAAGTTCTTTAAATATGGAATGAGTCCTGTGTGGATGACTTCGCCGCCTCTGATGGGTGAGTTGATTGGTCGCATACGTCCGATGTTGAGTCCAATTCCTGCTCGTCTGGCGGTGTATTTTCCAACAGCATGTATGCTGGAAAAAATAGCATCAAGGTTATCATCAATATCAACCAAAACACATGATGCAAACTGGCGTATATTAGTCCTAACACCAGCCATGATAGGAGTAGGTAGGTTAATTTGGAACGTTGAATAACAGTCATATGCCTTCTTTACTTCGTTAATATCATCGAATAAACACATGGCAATAGCCATATAAGCAAACTGTGGAGTCTCATAAATGTGTCCTGTGCTTCTATTTTTCACCAAGTATTTATCAATCAACTGTTGTAGACCGGCATATGTAAACATATCATCACGACTATGATTGATGTATTTACCTAGAGCGTCGATCTGTTCCTCATTCCACTTTTTCTCTATTTGTGGATCATAAACTCCATTATCTATGTTCCTACGCATGAACATTAGAAAGTCAGTTGGTTGATCCCCATAACCCCAAACTTCTTTTCTGAGTTGCATATTAAGAAGTCTAGCAGCAACATATTGGTAGTTCGGGGATGATGTTGATATTAGGTCGTTAGCCGATTTGATAAGAATCTTATGAATTTCTGAGCTACTGATCCCATCATATAGGGACAGGTTTGCGTTCATTTCAACGTCAGACAATGATACGCCATTAATACCTTTGACAGCCCAGCTTACAACTTTATGGATCTTTTCAACAGAGAAATCTTCTTTTGATCCATCTCTTTTTGTAACCTGCATCTAGTTATTCCTTGTATTATACAAAAGTTGTCGATTTCTTTGGGTAGTTCACTCTATTATAGTCTACGAAACCGAAATTGTCAAGCGGTAAATATAAAAAAACCCACAATATCAGCAGTCAAGAGATACTGTGGGTTTGGTTTAGTCTTTTTGTTTTATGCTTAATTCTACTCCATCACCAATGTCAATGATTAGATAATTTTCACCGTTACGTTTGGTGAATTTTATTTTATCCATGACTCTTTTTGCTTTGTCAATATCGGTTTTTTCAATACCATATTTTTTGAGAACGCTTTCTAGGATACCATCAATTAAACTCATTGATTGGCACTCCAAGCGATTGCTTCTAAGATTTCTACCAAATCTTTTCTTTTGTCAGGTGTCAAGGCTTGATTATCTAAACCTATAGTGTTTTGAACAGCACTTTCTACGGCATCTCCAAGACCATCGTATTTACCTGCAAACTTTGTATTAAAATGTAAAAGCCCAGACATAAGATTAAAGTTAGAAAATGTTTCAGTTGTTTTAATTACTTGTGAATCATCTTCAACCACATCTGCTACTTCTAAAAAATAACAAGAAACTAATTTGGCATCTTCTTTAGAGAAATCTATTTCACTAATTGGTCTTACTAACTCTTTATTTTCTAATGAAGGTTCAGTAATTTTTACTTCCGGTTCATTAACAACTTCTACATTATCTTTAAACCAACCAATTGTTGACTCACCAAATAATCCTACGACAACTAGAATAAACGCTAGTCCAATTCTTAAATTGTTGCTCATACTTCCTCCTCCTTTGGGGTAGAAATTACGAAAAGGGGAAAGATCTTTCTTAATTCTCTTGAAGCATCATGCATATCTTGCGATTCACAACACTGTAAAAGATGATCCCAACACTCAACAACATCAACCAACCCATCGCAAGTATCTTCCGTGTCTTGTTCTGGTGGTTCTGGTACAGGTTCAGGTTGTTTACTTTGTGGAATAAAACCCTTAGCCTTTTCCCAAAAGATCGGTGCAACAAGGATACCCGCCAAACCAATCATTACCCACTGAAACATAGTCATTAGTTTCCTCCGATTTCTCTTAAAATATTATTTAATTCTTTTTCCGATAAATTTTTACCAACATCTATGAAAGCACCGTACATCGTCTTTCTACGATTACCGGACTTTACTTTTTTTCTTATCTCTCTCTTCAAAAACAACTTAAACAACCAAGACGGGTTGCGAAGTTCCCCTTGAATTTTTTCAGCACTTCTACAATTCCACCACAATCTAACAAGATTTATAATAATACTTATAATCAGTGTTACAGTTGCGGGGTCAATTCCAAAGTTTTGATCTTTTGCTGATATGTGAGAAGATATTCTATTTGCTACTTTTTCTAGATCATTCATTGTCGTCTTCCAAAACGGATGCGGGAATATTTTCATCTATAGATTTAATCATAGTATCACTATCTTTAAAACCAATAGATCTGTACATTACATTTGACAACTTATCTTTATCTAAAAGTATCACGGTTGGATATTTTTCAACTTTGTAATACTTAAAAAACTCACTGTGTTTTGGATTGTCTACATCTAACAAGATGAGTTCTATGTTCTTATTCTTAAAAAATTGCTTAACATCTTTATTTTCCCAAGTCTCTTTCTTTAACTTTTCGCAGGGGGCACACCACTTTGCACCGAAATGGTACACATAATATTCATCTTCTTGTAGATAAGCTGACTTTTCGCAGGCTTTACAGCCCGGACATTCGGTTCTGTGACCATCACCTTGAACAATCCAACCAGAGCCATCGCAAAGTTCTTCATTTTCTTCATCGTCTGGGACTACAGGATTAACCATTGATGCTAAGGCTATTCTCGTAGAAATAAATGCTCTATAGTCTGGATGACTTTCTACATGCACACTTGGTGATGGCATACAACCAGAGAGCAGCAGACAAAATAATACTAAATACTTGTACATATCATTACCCTAAAGAAACTTTTTAAAATTATAATTAGGCAGCTTTCTCGCTGGAAAACCGTCTACATCGCTGAATACCCAAGAGCCATTTGATGCCAACATACCTCTAGCATCTCTTTCTCTAATCCAAAAACTACCTTCCGGTTGACCATGAACTTTCGGCCCACTATTCCATTTACCCCAACTATTTTGAACTAAGAATAATGTTTCTCTATAACGCTTTTTAGTGTCATCGCAAGCAATCCAAGCCATAGCATGACTCCAGCCGCTACCTCTTTTAGCGATACCGTTTGAGTCTCTGCGGCTTGAAAAACCATAACCAGAACACACAGATATGCCGTAACCATTGGCTAAAGCATCTCTAGCTTCTTCTATAGTTGTAATCATTGATATGGTTTTAACCTGATGCTTATTAGCTTCATCAATATAAATACTCTTAGGAATTCTATGTCTAGCACCAAGAGAAGAATTATATTTAGATAGGTCTACTGAACCATAATTTTTTCTTAAAAGAATCCCACCTTTCTGGTGGACATACTTGGCTGCACCCGAACAGGTCATACCCTGACCCTTGTGGCCTCTGGATTGATAGATTGCTTCGGTTGCACTACGATTAACGAATTCTTCTGACTCACCCTTTATGTCGATTTCTACTGCTCTTGTCACATCAATAGCGTTTCTAGTTGAGTGCGATACACAGTCTCCGGTTGTTTGCTTTTCTGCTGGGCCAAAACCCTTGTCGTATTTTAGCAAAGAAAGAAAGGGCAGAGAAAGTTTACCTTCCCCTGCACCAGAGAGTGTGTGTGCAGCAACGCCAAAGAGTGGAGTCTCTAATTTAGCGAGTAACTCTGCGGTCTCTTCTTGATCGCATATGCTACCCTCAAAACCATTGCGATACGCATTTAGCAAATCGCGTGGTGTATTAAAGTCCATCGCAAACTCCTAGTTAATCCTCTTTTGAAGCGTCTTTCATCCATTTAATTGCTGTGTCAAGACCCACAGCGATGATCGGCACGAACAAAGGGGTATACAACCCAATGTCGATAACCTCCAAATTCTCTGCAACAACAGTGAGTGCAGCAGCACCACCGACAAGTAAAGCGTTTTTAACGACCCCAGTAAGGTCTCCCCAATTAAGTTTAAATCTTTTTGAACCTTCGCCCATATTCATTCTCCTTTATAAAGATGAATTAAAAAACCTTCATGGACATCCGTATCAACTGTGTACGGGTATCCTACAAAATGTATAATTCGTCCATGTACCGAAACGGTTTCAATATCTATTTTACGACACATCTTTAGACAAGAGTTAAATTCTTTTAGGAAATCTTCTCTTCGATCATCGTCAATAACCGTTAGCCAATCGAATCCTTCTTTACAACTACCGTTGTCTTTGGTTAATTCTTGGAAGGATGCATTACACCAAGTCAATCTACCGTTCACATCAGTTTCAAATAGGGGTCTATCTGAATAATGGAGTGCAGCCTTTGATCTTTGGTCCAATACCTTCTGTCTAGTTTCTATTCTATCACAAGTTTTTTTCAATGAATTTACAGTATCTTTCAATGACTTTCCACTATTAGGTGTAACCTCTGCTCTAATAGTCTCGATGGAGACCTTTATTTCTTCGTGGTCTTTTAAAAAGACACCAGTTACTTTAAATATTCTCCACACAAATGCTAATATTGCTATTCCAGCCCCGACTAGCGTGGCTACTGCTCCTGCAAATTCAGGTGTAATCATTTCGATCTCCTAAAAAAAACCTAGCCCCCGCATTTGGGGGCTAAGTATAATGCTATCTAGGAAATCACCCTTCAGCGGCTTCTTTAGATTTGAAGTCGTCTTGAATTGGATTTGCAGAACCGTCTCTGTAGACAAACTCTCCGGGGATTCCGCGAGTCGTATTGGCAGCAGAATCGGCAGAGCTTGTTGAACCACCAGCAACCGCAGGGTTGATGTAATTTTTCAACGCACCACCACCAGTGATTGTTCTCGCTGGATTAAAGGTGGTAGAAGGAGCAGCGGCTACATCAAGATCAAGAGAACCATGATCGCGATATGTCTCAAGTTGAGCAACGTTATCACGAACCGGATCAGGACCAGCAGCACCACCAATCAGCGTGGTATTTGCAACGCCAGCAATTGTAGTGGTAACATTACCGCCTTTAAAAATCCATTCAGTTCCATCAGATTGATACCCAAGAACCGTAGTTCCAGCAGTACCAGACTGAGAAACACCACCTTGAGCTTTAATCACACCAGCCATATCGGTGGTAGCAGCACCATCTCCGTGATTAGCAATAACTTTTGAACCAAAGCTCTGGCCTTGATCGTCAGCGATGTCGGCCAAGCTAAGGTTCTTAGTCATGACACCAGCGGAATTTGAACCGCCACGAAGGACAGTTCCACCGTCTCGAACTTCTCCGAGGCCAACAGCTTCATCGCCAGCACCGGAAGGACGTACAGTAGGCATAGTAAATCTCCTAATAAAAATAATAAAAAATAATTAGATTCCTAAATTCCTAACTGTAGGTCCAAGTCCACACTATTATACACTTTTCTTGATCGCATTTTTTACTTTTTCAAGATTTTTTTTCAATCTTATTCTAATCGTTTCCCCACAAAGACCCCTATCTTCCGACATTTCTTTTATAGTCATATTTTTATAGTATTTATCGTAAATCAGTGAGGGATCTTCGCAAACTGAATCAATCAAATCTTTCATATCAGTTTGCTCAAAACAGTTTTTGGGGTCTGGAATACTGTAATATGACGAGTTACCAAGTTGATTCTTATTTTTATTAAATCTTCTTTGGTTCAAGCACTCTAATACCACCCCCTTGTGTACATAAGAGCTAAATTTAGTCTTGTGCCTTTTGTCATATTTCTTAGATGCTTTCCATATCGCATTTAGAACACAGTTTTTTATCTCGTCTTTAGATAGTGATCCAAAGAACGAAGATGCTGCTGAGTTTGCAATACCAAGCACATCTGAATCATTCAAATAATCTTCAATTTTCTTGCTCAATTTCTTTCTCCTGAAAGGTTGTTAAAGTGTCCTCAATGTTTTGCCTGACCTCTGAGAAGTCAAACATTCTACCTATACCAACAAAAAACCTGTATCGACTACATACTTTAAGAACTTCTACGCCCTCCATGCTCTCTAGAGTATCCAATACGTCTTTTGTAATATTAAAATTTGTATGCCCCAACCAGCAGTCAAAATTTGCTGATAGATTTATATGTTCCATCATTTTTGGATCTACTGGTATGACATACTGACCATAAGGGTCTTCCTGCTCGTTTTCTCTAAGTGAATTAAGGATTTCTTGCTCATCTTCTGAGAGATCATCCAAATCAATTTCTGAACTTTGTCCAGATAGACTTTGATACATTGCTTCAATAAGTGGTGACTGTAATTGATTTTGAATCATATCTTCATACTTTTGCCAGCCTATTTTTTTAGTGTATTTCATATGTATCTCCTAAAGCAAGTCTGTTGGTTTTATTATTGGTTTGTCCTTATTGCTTTCTTCGTTAAACTCCAGTGTATCTTTACCGCGTGATAAAATAGTTTGTCTTAGTAAAAGTTGTGTCATAAATGACGTAAACTCTGTTGATTTACCATCTTGTTCAAAAGCTGCTCTGAGTATTTCCAGAGTTTGAGCATCAAACGCATCTGTACCAATTGAGGCAACTAAAAGTGATAATTTAGATAAGGTCTCATTTGAATAGTCCTCTATCTGAACATCAATATAGAATTCTCCGCTTTGATCTACACTATACGATACTGATGCAAAATTTGTTCTCTCATCGGACATGTTACCCCCTTAAAGTTTGAAGTATCTTGTCAGCAGTATTGTCCCAGCTAAACTTCTGTGCAGTTTCAATTCCTGATTGGTTCAGTGTACCCTTTTTGTCTAGAATAAATCGCATCATCTTCATATACAAATCAAACTCTACGTGAGAATCAATCTTTGCCCAATTACCCTGATTAAAGAACCATTTACCATCAAATGCTGGTTCTACATCTTTTATCTCCACAAGGCCGCAGTTTTCTTGGTTGCAAAATTCAGTGTGGGCAGAATAATTTGTAGCTACGACATGTTTTCCAGCAGACATCATTTCTAAAAGTTCGAGATTCCAGCCCTCTCCACGAGAAGGGAATACACCACAATCTACTTGGGACATAATATTATACACTTCTGCCTGTGTCTCAGCCCTTGGAATAATACGTACTTTTGGATGGTTGTATAGTTGATGCCAGCGGGCGTTTTCTTCGCTAGAGTTAAAAGGATTACTGCACATCATCCACAATTCTGCATTTTCTCCGTGTTCAAGTACCTTTTTGAGGGCTTTAATTAGAATATCGTGACCCTTACGGATCTCCCACTTGCCACAGTTGAAGAAGATCGTCTTGTCGTCCTGTCTCGCTGGTGCTGGCGGGAACAGTTCTGCGTCTACACCAAGAGGTACAACATGAACTTGTTGTTCAGCGTCTAAGCATTTTCCTCCTGATTTATACATAACAGGTTTAGTTTTGTATAAGTTATCTAAACACACCTTTTTGGCCCATTCTGAACAAACCATTAGATCATCGCAAGAGTTTAGATGGTGTTTCTCTAGGTCGTTAAAGGTATCCAACTCAAAAATAGGAAAGCCAATGAACCTGCCTGACCCTATACGTTCTGCCATCTGGTTCTGATGCCAGATTTTAATGCAGGGTGCTTGTGGGTCAAATGTCTTAGCGGTTTCCACTCCTCTTGTAACCGCATCTGCGTCTACCTGATTGGTGACTTGAGGCTGACCTATGGGAAAAAATGAAACCTTTACGTCCTGTGCTTGTAATGCCTTGAGGATGTTTATTCCTGCGACTCCATATCCAAGCTGATTAACTGGTGCTTGTAGATTAATTATCATTTCTTAAATACTCCTGATATAAATTCGTCTACGGTTTTAGTTTTTGGGTTACTTACAAAATACTTATTTACCGTAGCTCTTGCCTGAGATTTCTTTTCCCCTAAAGCAATCATGGCCTCAATACACTCGTTCACTATTGGCTTAGGGGGTGCTGGTGAAATAGCAGGCTTCTGCACCGGTTTCTTCTTCTTATTCTTCTTCTTCTTCTCCTTAATTTCTACGGATTCCAAGGTTGCGTAATACTGGGTGTTAGATGAAGTCTCAAGTGTCGAGGGTTTGTCATCTCTAATGTAACCTAAATCAAACTTGTCGTCAATCTTTAGGGGTGGCACATGGTCTGGCCCCAGTAAATATCCGCCTATAAACATCATTGCAAAAAAACAAGAAAGACCAAAAGCTATCACGTTAGCTATACTAAATACTAATTCTGCATTTTCAAAACCCATTGTGTTCTCCTTTCCCTTATTATAGCATAGTATCGGCTATTTGTCAAGTGGTCTTTAGAATTTTTAGAAAAAAACCCCACCAAGCATCCGGCTTGGCAGGGTCTTGCTCTTAGCTTTTATTTCCGTCTTTTAACCTAACGGTTAGCCAAGAAGATGTAAAAAATGGAAGGGTGGGCTTACCATTTAAGTACCCACAAATTTCAGAGCCAGTTATGGCAATGTTCCTACTTTAACCACTATCTTATGCCATGTATGCCACTTGGCCGTCCGGCTAAGAATCGCGTGCTGTTACGGTCACTGGCTTGCTCCCGTGTTTTCAGCCACCTTCCTATGGGGTGAGAGCGACTCACTCCATATATTCACTATTCGCCTCTTGGAGTGATTGTTGAAGGATCAGGTCCGAGAGAAATCTCGTCTGCCATTACGCAAACTGAGTTTCTCTTGTTTTGATTCTCATCCTCGTAATCATCAATCTTAATTTTACCAGTAATAGAAACTAGTCTACCCTTTACTAGCATAGGATTGAGATTTTCTGCCATCTTGCCGAAGCAAAGAACATTGATAAACAGCGTGTCGTCGTTGCGACGATCATTTACTGCCAATCTAAATTTAGACATTGGAGTACCCTTTTTAGTATTGGTAAACTCCGCATCTTTTGTCAAACGTCCTGCTCCATTCCAACAATTCTGATTCATAATTAAACTCCTAAAGCTGACTTAATTTTTCCACGTACTACTTGTGTGTTACCACGATTTGAACCGCCCGTGGTAGCGTCATAAACTGTCTCGGTAAAGTGTCGGTTCAACCCCAAGGCTTTACCAGCCCTCAGAGTCTCCCGTTTGTTCGTTCCGTAAACCGTACCCGTAGTCTTGTATGCAACTGCGGTAACTGGGTTTACTGTTTCCCCGCGATACTGACCCCCAGCGATAGAGCCGGTAAGCCCACTTTCGGTTTTAAAGTAACTATTTGGCAATCGCGTGAGTGCCGTATAAAACTCATTAACTTCCATCTTAAACTATCCTCCCAAACTTGGATTAAATACTGTAGACGCAGGTGCGTCTGTTTTCATCGGTTGAATTGTAGAATTTGCTTCGGTGAGAGTAGCTTGACCCTCTTGTAAATAACCTTGCAACTTCTCAATTTCTGCTTCGATTGCAACCTTTCTTTCTTGAAGGTTTACAATTTCTCTTTGCACATTCAAAAGGTGTGCTTCTACCATTTCTGCCATATTCGGCATCTCTCTTTGCTCCTATAAATGTTTGACTGGGTTTGTCTCGGTTTACTATATTATAGTCTACGGACCACGATTTGTCAAGTGCTTTTTTATAAATTTTCAAACTTTTCTGCGGATTCAATAAGCGTATCATTATATAGGCAATTCTTAGGAAAGAACTTGAAGTCGATCCTATCCTCAATCTGTTTGAGTATTTCATTGTATCCATCACCCCACATACACGACTTTGGTGAAGATATGTTGGTGTAATAAATTTCATGGATACCGCATTGCCATAACATCTGTAGACATCCTCGGCATGGGATTGCTGTAATATATGCTCTTGCACCCATTGTACTTTGACCTTCACGGGCAGCGTTGTAAACAGCGTTAGCCTCTGCATGAATCATAAACGGATATTTATCAGGTCTTGTGTTAGGAAGCATGAAGTCATCTACACCTCTAATAAAACCGTTGTAACCCGTAGCTATAATTGTTTTATTCTTCACTAATACGCAACCGCATTGCGTTTCGGAGTCATGACTCTTACGCGACCACAAAGTTGCAGTAGAAAAGAACATATTGTCCCAATCATCAGGTCGATTCTCTTGCATTAGATAAGACAAAATAAGTTTCTCACTCACTTCAGATACTCCCAAATTATAAAGCTGTATCGGCTGGACTCGAACCAGCAACCCTGTGATTAACAGTCACATGCTCTACCATTGAGCTACGATACAATTGCACATCTTATAGGTTGTGCTTATCCTTGATGCGATCTAACCTACTGGATAGACGCTTCACTCTCTTTTTAAATCTTTTGATCCGCTTTTTATTGCGTTCAATTCTATGATCTAAAAACCACATCCTGATACCGATAAATCGACATCTAATCCTCGCTATAAATCTAAAAAAACGCTTCATGAAATACCTCCAAGTAAAGATAAAAGCCCGTTTGGATAATAAGGACGGGCAACTCCCCAGACAACTTACGCTGCCAATGCGAGACTTTCATCTGCAATTAAAATTTAGTCAGCTTTTTACGAGGCCAACTGACCAACCTCGGATTGCAGTCATTACCTACGCAACCAGTCGATACCATTACGCCCCCTTGGTTTGGTAAGTGGAGGCGGCGAGAGTCGAACTCGCGTCCTGCGTTGTTTCAATAACAACGTCTACAATCATATATAGATCAAACTGATCTAATTAAAGCTCATCAGCGACAGCCGCAACATACCCTTTTCAGGGTAGATCGAACAGGCTTTGCTTCTGCCCATCGCTGTGCAACTCTGCATGGCAAAGAGGCAACCCGACGAACAGGTTGAGCTTCTCGCACAGCACGAACAACTCGCACAGGCGTGCAAGCAGTCGCCTTAACCACTTTGCGAACAGGCCCATCGCAACAGTCTGCTGATGCTGTTGAGCTTGATCCGATAGTAATCGCACAAGCAATTACAATTCCCGCAATAAATTTTGACATTCTAAACTCCTGTAAAAAACTAAAAATTAGCCCTTCTTCTTGAAGAACTTCCTCACTTGTTCTGGAATACTTTTCATTTCAGACTTACCAATATCTGTAAGTGTGTAATAAAAATTACCATCTTCACCAATAAGTTGGTCGATATAACCTTTTTTCATCAGGTTTATTATCGCATCTTGTATACTTTCTTCAAATATTTCTTTTTCTTTTTTAAGCCAACTAAGAAGTATAGGCTTTTCATCAACTTTAAATTCAAAAATATCGTAAGCTGTTTCAATGAAGGCTTCTTTGGTGTTGGTTGTATTATCTTCTAGCTCAGAAACCATATCCAACGCTTTTTCAAGACTAGAGCAAACCGCAAGGGGTTCTATAGAAAAAGAGGTTGAAACTTTGCCCTCTGCGGTTATAGAAACGACTATGTATACCTTCATTATTATACACCTCTTAATCTGTAGTTGTGAAAAAACTATTATATTTTCTTAATGTTTCTAGCCTATCTTCTGCATCTGCCAGAAGTGCTATAGCTTCATTTAGATTATCATATAGATCGCCTGTGCTATGATCTCCAATTCCTGCTGGATGATTCAATAAAAGCTCAAGACTGGTAAGTGCTTTGCATTGATCTGTCTCAGCTTGATTTCTTAACATGTCAAGTGCTGATTGTTTGTACGACATAATATTATCCTTTATTGTAAGGCCAAGTTTTAGCAAGCACATCTGTAACGCCGTCGATCTCCACTAACCAACGTCCATACTTGCCTTGTTTGTGTGTTCTAATTGTAAGATAGTGTTCTGGATGTCCCAATGCTGCGTTCTCTACATCTGCAACAGCCGAGATTAGTCTTGCACACTCCGCTGTTGCTTTCTTCCAATCTGGATGTCCTCGTTCTGGCGTGTCAACTCCTAATAGTCTGGTTCGTATAGTTGTATGCACATGGAAACCAAGATCCACCACAAAATCAACAGTATCTCCATCCACAACTCGTTTTAGTCTAGCACGATACTCATACATCAACTTCTCCCATTATGTTTGAGATATTACCTCGTAATACCAATAGCCATTATTTAAAACTACAAGCAACATACCCAAGTCGATTGCCCATAGAAATCTATTCCTAATTTTATCTCTAAAGTAATACAATCCTAAACACACACAAAACTTTTGAATCCAAAGTCCAAAAGGTATTGATACCATAAGCATACCTACTGGCGCTATCTCTTTAAAGAAAGGATATTTTATTATCTCGTATGTAAATATATTATCTAACACACAAAGTAAAACAAAAGAAATTGCTAGTGCTAATCTCATTATGTTTCCCTATTCAACTTAAATGCTCCAAGTGTAAACTTAAACGGGTTTCCTTCGATCCCCTGAACCAACTCCAACATTTTAGCAGCAATGTCGCGGATTTC